CGTCGCCCGACGAACGCTGGCAAGGTAGATCACCGACCGCCCTTCTCATCCTCCGAGTTGCGGGTGGACTCGATCCGCCCGTCCATCATGGCGTCCCACGCACCCCTTGCGCGGGTCACCACGGCATACTCCGAGACAGGTGCCAGCGTGGTGAGCGCCAGCTTGTTGCCATCGATAAAAGCCGCCCACTCCTTGAAGAGCGGGTGCGCCAGCAGAGCGGCATCGCATGCCGCTCTTGATTCACGCATGGCCCGCTCGGCCTCGCCTCGAACTGGCGAGTTCCACGGGAACTCGTCCCAGTTGAGCGATGCGTTGGCCCGGATTGCGCACCCGACCGGCAATCCTAGCTCCAGCAGGAGCGTCTCCATACGACAGTACATGTCTGCGTTCATGGCGTGCATGCGGCTGATGTACCGGAAGGCGTCATATTGCGACGCCATCTCTCGGCCCGCCCCGCCAATTGCGGGCATGAGCCAGTAACTCTCTAGGTTCATGTCTAACTCCTTATGACAGGTGTTCGGTCACAATCCCCGGCGCGGGAGTCGAACCCGCGCTACACCATCGGGGCGGGTCAGGCGTCAGTTGATTCGGCGTCCTCGGCAGGGATGCCGTAGAGGATCATTTCGTATTCGTCCCTTGCGGCGGCTTCTGCCGCCGCAAATTCCGGCATCGTGTTGTCGATGCCAACCGCAAGCAAGCGGTCGCCGTCCTCGATCTCAAGCCCCGTCCAGTCGCGGCCGATCTCGTTGTTGGCGAGTACATGATTCGCCAACGACCGGCCGCACTTGCGACCTGTCTCAACGGCGAGAATCATCAGGGTTGTCATGGTCAGGACTCCGGTTCGCGTTTCGTTTCGTCGTTCTTCCTTACACATTCATAGTACGTCACTCGACATTCTAAGTCAATGTCATTCGACGGATTATTTAGGAATTATTCGGAGGTGAGCCGATTTCCGAATAATCTTCGGAAATTTACGTCGCATGAAGCGTTATACTGTTGCAGGCTACGGGATGTGGATGTGGATGGTGCGAACGCCGAAGGCTACTGGAGAGATCCAGTAGCCCTTTGCGTTTCACGCGGCCTGGTCATCGATCCAGATCGTTAATTGCTTCCAGCCGACCCCTTCGGCCTGCTCTCGCCGCTTCCGCCGGCGGCCTCCCCGCGCCACGTCCCGCACGACGACGAAGCCCTCGGGCACGCGATGTTCCGGTGGTGAGCTGGCACGCACTCCGGACTCCTTCCAGATCGCGCTGACGATGGCCCGCAGGCCGTCGTCAGCGAAGTGCCGTTGCAGCGTCTCGGCGGCTTCCATCGGGTCGTAGGAAATGACGATGCTTGCCCCGTTCCGCATTGCCTCCTGGCACAACTTCCGACGAACGCTGCCGTTTCGATTCCGCACCCCGGCCGTCTCGTCGTGATCGTCACCCGTCGGCCAGGTCGCGTCGTCGGGATGAAAGAGCAACTGCCCCTTGCGGGCACGCTCGGCAAGGACTGCCTCCTTCGCCTCGGTGCCGGGCAAGGCGTCCGTCGGCGAGTCCGGCAGCGACCTTTCCTCGTCGTCCGTCGGCTCGGGCAGAATCACCTCCATCAATGCCGACATCATGCCCCGCTCGATCGAGAGCAGAGCACAGGCGCGGTCGAGCCGTTCGAGAATGGTCAATTCGGAAAGCAGAATCTCATTCTGGACGGGAAAAATCATAACGGCCCCTTCCCGCTGTGATATATTATCCACAGCGGTCAGGGGCCGCATTCAACGAAGCCTCGGGGTGGATCATACCCCGAGGCTCCTTTCGTCGATGTGATCGACATCCTACCGGAAATTGCCGACCGGATTCCAGGGCACGAAAGGCCCGCCCACGACCGGCTGGTAGTAGTACGTCCTGCCGATCTGGGCAGGGTAGGTCGCAGGTGCTACGGGCTGCGGGCTTGCCGTCGCGAAGGTCCAAACCAGCGGGGCTTGCGGGGCTTGCTGGACTGCGGCCTGCATCGGCAACCCCGGCCAGCAGACCCCGTCAGCGCACCGCATCGGGGCATAGGTCGCCACAGGAGCAGGGCGGCAGATTCCTCCGAAGCACTGAGCCGAGGCCTCCGTCGCGATTGCCGCAACAGCGAGCACGGCGAGTAGCAACAGAAGGACGGTTCGTAGGGCATAGCTGTTCTGCTTCATAGTTGCCTCCATTCGTTATCGATCACATCGTCAGCCCGAACCAGGTGGAAGATTTCATTTTCCTGACCACAAGCGACCGCACATGCTGAAGATCAGAACCACCAGCACCAGGGCCGCCATTGCCTGCTCTGATTCTGTCATTTGATGGCCCCCACCCGCGTCCAGCGGCGGACACCCAGCGGCGGATTCTGATTTTCCATGACTTTCTCCTGGTCAGGTATCGGATCACAAACCCCAACGACATCGTCGAAGGGGAAATGAAAACCCGCTCCGGGTGAAGGGGGAACAAGCCGCCGGCCGCGACCAGAGCCGGCGGCCCCCGGAGCGGGGTAGATTACGAGGGCTTGCCGCCGATGACCGCGCGAGCCAGAAGGTTCAGCAACCACGGCAGCACAAAACTCATCAGCATCCCGGACACCGGCACGGCACCCACGACCGTAGCCCCGTCCTGCTTCGCCGAGTGGCAAAGAACGATGGCCTCCAACTGGTCGGCGACGCCGTCATCGGTCAACGGCTCCGAGTCGCCCACGACCAGCGGCAGCGGGGTGCTTCCGAGCTTCCCGCGCAGCCACAGCACCAGGGCCAGCCCCGGATCGATTGCGTTCCACAGATTACCGCTGCGGATCGCCTTGACCAGATTCATGACATCCGCGCGCGGCATGTCCAGCAAATCGAGCAGGTCCATATCTCCCCCTTTGTTCAGACTCCGAAAATCCAGTCGAGCGGCTTGACCGGGAATCCGCTGACGCCGCTGAGGGCGAACGAATCGCCCTGACGAAGCATACCCTCGATGACATTCCAGTCCGCGCAAAAACAACCCTCGGGCAGCTCGATCCGCTTGCCGGTGTGGTCCTCGACGACCGGCTCACCCTTGAGGTTATCGCCCCAGGAATTCTGGACCACGAACGCGCGGCCCCGGTTCTTCGTGGTCAGGCGGCCTCGGAGAACCATGCAGTGCTGCCAGATTCCGCTCGCCTCGCAAAACCCGCCCTGGAGCGTCGTCGTGAAGCCCTGGCTCGAACAGACCGGGACCGGGTAGCCGCTACCCAGCGCCACCCACGCCTCCCGCGAACTCTTTACCTGCGCGACCGTTCTCACCGGGTACTTCTTCGCGATCGGCTCCAGCGAGTCCGGGCATCCCGAATAGCCCCATTCCCTGGCCCTGGACTCGTTGTACTCTCGCAGGTCGATGGCCCCGTAGACGCCGCGAACGAGCACGCCCCATCGCGTCAGCCACTGGCCAGCCCATGCACCTAACGAGCCGTCGCCTCTGATCTGACCGCCTCCGATCTCGACCCGCGAGCCTGCATAGATCGGCTCCGTCGCGACCTCGCCAGGAAACGTCCCAACCCCCCGGACCGCGTCGATGGCCAGGAGGTCGTTCGCGCCTCGGCCCCAGCCAAAGGCGACGCAAGTCCCCACCGCCCCCTGGCTCCACGACTTGCCCGGCCGGCCGAACAGTTGCCGCTCGGCATCCCACAGGCACGCGGTTTTGTCGTCGAGCGGGTCGTCCAGCCCCTCGCCGACGAGGCCGAAGATGGCCGGCATACCCTGCTGTGCGGCCATATATTGCATTGCCGTCTGAACCGATGCCGGATCATCGACCCAGCCCGGCGGCGAAAGCATCGCGTCACTCATCGGAGTCCTCCCCTGCTGCAACAGTCAGTTCGCGGATTTTGTCGAGGAGCCGATAGTACTGGTCTGCCCAGTAGTCCAGGCTCTTATTCAGGGTCTCGGCGAGGCTACGGGCCTCGTCCCGTTCGTCCGTGGCCGCGTTCATTCGGGCGATGGTTTCCTTCGCCCCACGCTCCATGCCGGAGAGGTGTCCTTCCAACTCGCGAACCCTGGCCGCGAGCTTGTCCCGCACTTCGATCAGGAGTTCGGCTCGATCCCAATCGTCATTCGCTTCCTCTTGGTTTCGCGCGGCCTCTGCCATGTGCTTCTTGACTTCGTCATCGAGCACATCGCCGGCCCGAACCAGGCGGAAGATTTCATTTTCCTGCTCGTCGAGTTTTTTTTGCCGGTCCATACCCCAGACGACCGCACATGCCGCGATGCCGAAAGCCACCAGCGCCAGGGCCGCCATTGCCTGCTCCGATGCGGTCATCGAGTGTCCTCCAAAGACTTGATCCATTCGCGCAGATTGCCGATCTCATGCCCGGCATCCCGAATCTCTTTGCGGAGTTCGGCGACGCGCCACCGGAGACGTAGCAGTTCGGCGAAGGCGATCGCCACCAGCAGCATCCAGCCGAAATCAATAGTCATTTCACGGCCTCCAAAGCCTTCGCGATTGCCTCGAACAGCGACGCCCCGGCCGCACGCTTTGCCGCCGTCAGTTCCATTGTCGGGTCGGCTCCGAGCACCTGCAACGTCAACGCCCCGGCGTAACGCTTCACGTCCGTCAGTCCCTCGCCCACGCCCGCCGCGTTGCGCGAGATTGCCGTCGCTAGCATCCCCGTCGTAAGGTACTGCCGGTCGGACGAAATGCCGGAAGCCACGCGATAGAGCGCCGCCAGCCGGTCCTTAACCTGACGTTTTTGCTCGTGGGGAATCGGTTCCGCATCGAAGAGTTTTTGAAACTCCGCTGCGACCGGGTCGGAAGGCTGCGGAGGTTTTGGCGGGGTCGGCACGCCGACCGTCAAAACGCAAATGCTGGCCTCGGTCGGTACGCCTTCGAGCGCACTCCAGCACGCGATTCGGTAGACGCCCGCCTTGGGGCTGCTGACGATCGCCCACCGCCCGTTCTCGATCGGGATCAGATCCAGATTGTCGGGGTCCGGGTTCAACCAGCGAACCACCTTGCCCGTGCCCTCGGCCTCGATCTTGATCAGCCGCCCCGGCTCGCTCTTGAGGGTCGCCGGAATGGCCGGGTCGGCTGCGATGACGCAGGCGCACGCCACCGCCCCGAAGAATGTGAATAGTGCTCGGGTCATGGTTTTTTCTCCCCCTCGATTTTTTCTTTGATTCCCTTGTGGTCCGCGTGGATCATCATTCGGAGTTCGAGGATTGCCTGCCGCTGCTCCTGTACGGACTGCGACAGACTGGCAATCGAACCCGACAGCGTGCCCACGGTTTGCACGGTCTCGCGCGTCAGCGCGAAGAGCGTCATGGTCGTCTGCTGGTGGCGGATGTCCTGCTCGCGCACGGCCGACAGTACATCGACCCGCGTAGCACTCAGTCCGGACTCGATGCGGACCACCAGCCCCACCAAAGAATCCGCTTGCGTCCTGTCCCGAGATTTCTGGAATTCCAGGAAATACCAGAGTGCTACTAGCAGCCCGATTGTCTGGCCAATATGCGGCACAAGCTGCATCATGTCACCCATCCGATACCCTCCCACGGATCTCGGCGAGGTGCCCGCGCAACTCCATCGCCTCGCGATGCAGATGCAAGTCCGCTTGCAAGCGGTTGGCGAGTTCCTGCAAATCGGTAGCTTTTCGCTCGGCGACTTCTCGCAACCGCCTTGCCTCGGTCTCTGCTACTCTCGCCTCTACCTCTGCCACTCTCGCCTTGTGCGACTGCTCGCCGAATTCCTCCGTGGTCGGATGGGCCAGCAGCGCGCGAGTCACCGGGAACGCCGCCACGAACATCGCGGAACCAGCGACTGCTGTCAGCGCGTCCCAAACGACGATGATCGTGGGCATGTCCCAGAGATCGTGCAGGTAGTATTCCGGGTGGCAAAAAACGAGGACGTTCCAGATTCGTCTGGTGCCAGAAAGAAGCATGAAAGCGAAGAATGCAATCATCATCCATTTGGCCGGCAAATGATGCCGGCTGCGGGAGTGTGCCCAGCCGTAGCAAAGAACGATTGGGAAAAGCAAGAATGCGATAGCCACAATCGAATTTGATACCTGGCTCATGACGACGAGCCACACTGGCCACTCCGCGCCGTTTCCCGATGCAAACCAACTCGCGTCGGCAAGAAATCTTAACTGGGTCATTTTTCCCCCTGCGCTGGCGTGTTGTGATGCGCCAGATCCTACCCGATCCGTTCTTCCGGCTCTCACGCGCGGAGCCTTTTAAGCCACCCGCTCATCCGTGGATGCCGCACCACATGCTCATCCAGGAACCGCACCACGCCCACGCCGGCGGCACCTTCGAGCCGCTCGACGAACCACGGCAGCCCGCCCTTGCCAGCGGGCAAATCCGATTGCTCTGGATCGCCCAGCACGATCAGTTTCGCCCCCTCGCCCACGCGAGACAGCACCAGGAGAAGCTCCGCCCGCGTGCAATTTTGCGCCTCATCCAGCACCACGATCTCATGTCGGAACGTGCGGCCGCGCAGATACGCGAGAGCTTGCGGCTTCAGATTTTCAGCGGGGAATTTGCCCGGCCCCTTGAGCGGAACGACGCAACCCAGAGCCTCGAAAAACGCGGCGTAGTGCGGGCCGAGTTTGTCATCGACCTCGCCAGGCAGAAAGCCGAGCCGCTGATTGCCAGCCTCGACGGCCGGACGAATCAGCGTGATGTGGTCGGCGTATCCATCGAGAACCTCGCGCGCTGCCAGGGCCATCGCGACGACGGTTTTGCCCGCGCCCGCTGGCCCCGGCATGATGAGGATATCCACGCCGGCGAACAATCCCCATGCTTGGCTCTGCGGCTCGTTGCGAGGCCGAAACCGAAAGGTGATCGGGATGGGTGCCACGGGTGCCGTGGCGATCTCCGCTGGCTGCGGTCGCCCCTTGCGTTCCTTTTGCTTTTGCCCCTCCTGTGGGCCTCGCTTCGAGCCGCGACGTTTGAAATTCCAGGGACGTTTCGCCATGAGCGCCTCGCCTCGGTTGTTTGAGATTGGGTTTACGCCTTCTTCTCGGCTCGCTTCTGGTCGGCGGCTGCGAGCCGACCGCGGAGCATCTTCGGCATCGGCTTCGCGACCATCTCCACCAGCAAGACCTCGTCGAAATCCTTCGGCCGATCCTTGCCTCGCCGCTCTTCAGCGGGCTTGCGGTCGTGCGCATCCTGCTCGGTCTCGCGGTCGCGGCGTCGCGCGCCCTGCTCCGCGACCTCGGTCTTGCGGCGGGCGACTTGCGCGGCCTGGTTGGCTTCCCACTTCTCGGTCGGCTCGTAGTATTCCTCGTGGACAAACGTCCGCTGACTCTGAGGCAGCAGTGCGATATTCTCGCCGGCGAATTGCCGTTCGAGCAGTCGCGCCTTGCGGCTCTCGTTCGTCCAGCGGCGGTATCCGATGTAGACGTTTTCCTCCTTGACGACGCGCGGCATCGGATCGTCGTCGTCGTAGAGCGAGGCCGGGGCGTCGGGCGCGTGCGGCGAGATCAGCGTGACGTTGCCCGCCTCATCCCAGGCATACAACTCGCACGTCCCAGCACTGTCCTTGGCAACCAGGCCCGCCGTGTTGCTGCCGATCCCGGTTGGGTTACCCGTCGCCTGGGAGAGTACCAGGCAGGGGGTTCCGCCGCCTGTGGGTGTCGCCCCTGTGCCTAGAACAGTATGGTTGCCGCTGACACGGAATTTTGCCGCGTTCTCCAGGGTGAGCGTAACGTCCACCGTGTCGAATCCGAAGTAGCCAAGCCTGGTTGGGCCGGTCGGGTGAAAAAACTGGATGGTGCCGGTTCGCGTTGCATCGCCAGGTAGCGCGTAAATGTACCCATTGCCCGACCCGATGTAAGCCGCGACAGATCTCGCGTATACATCGCCACTCCAAGTTGTTTCGTTGTTATCGAGCAACGGAATCGTGTTGCCCGAGACGCCCGTGTCCTTGTATGCGGCCGTGCCCAGCCCTGAAAGTTTGGAAATACTTCCCGCTTCGTCGAAGCTATAAAGCTTTGCGGTTCCGCCATCGTCCTTGACGATCAGCCCAGCCGTGTTGCTACCGATTCCGGTTGGGTTACCCGTCGCCTGGGAGAGTACCAGGCAGGGGGTTCCGCCGCCCGTGGGGGCAGCACCTGCCCCCAGGACAGTGTGGTTGCCGCTGACACGGAATTTTGCCCCGTTCTCCAGGGTGAGCGTAACGTCCACCGTGTCGAATCCGAAGTAGCCAAGCCTGGTTGGGCCGGTCGGGTGAAAAAACTGGATGGTGCCGGTTCGCGTTGCATCGCCGGGTAGCGCGTAAATGTACCCATTGCCCGGCCCGATGTAAGCCGCGACAGATCTCGCGTATACATCGCCACTCCAAGTGGTCTCGTTGTTATCGAGCAGCGGAATCGTGTTGCCGCTGGTGCCCGTGTTCTTGATTGCCGCCGTGCCCAGCCCCATCGTCGTCCGGGCCGCCGGTGCGTCGATGTCGTCGGCGAGCGACAGGCTAAAGTCGGTGATGGTTTTGGCGACGAGACTTCCGGTCGAAGACCTCGCCGGGAAGGTGTTGACCGCGAAGGAGGTCTGACTGAATGCGTCCGCCCCGGTCCCGATAGTGAGGGTGTTCGCTGCGATGGTCAGAGCAGCGAGCGCCGCGAGCGTTGCGTCGTACGCCTGGACGTTGGTCCCGATGACTAGACCGAGGTTGGTTCGGGCGGTGGGTACACTGGCGAGGTCGCTGAGGTTGTTTGCGACAGCGAGATAGTCTCCCGCTGCGGCGGTAGCGATAGTGCCTAGGGCTGCCGCCGTCCTCAGAGCCGCCGCGTTTGCCAGTTCGAGCAGCGAGCGCCCGTAGCTCGCCGTCGTCAGGGCTGCGATGGCGGCGAGGTCCGCGTCGTACGCCTGGACGTTGGTTCCGATGACCAGACCGAGGTTGGTTCGCGCCGTGGGTACACTGGCGAGGTCGGAGAGGTTGCTGGCTATGGCTAGGTATGTACTGGCCGCGCTGGAGACTGTCAGAAATCGCCCCTCGCTGCCGACAGTGACGTAGTCGTCGGCCGAAGCGGTCGCGATGGTGCCGAGGCCGAGGGCCGCGCGTGCGGCGGAGGCGCTGGTCTGGATGCCGACAATCAACCCGCCATGATAATCGTTCCCGATGACATCCAGCCCGTCCGCCCCGTCCAGCACCCCTGTTTGGCGATTGACCCGGTACCCAGTATTGCCTTTCCGGTTATCGCCGGCAGACGTGCTAGTCAGGGTGAACCACGTCCTGTAGAAAGTCTCGCCGGCAACTGGATCGAGAGATAAGTACCAACTGCCAGACTGTTGCCCCTCAAGTGGGTACGCAGTAGCCATCACGACCGGCCGACTTTGCGCTGCCAAAGTGTCATAGCCGCCGATGAAGCCCCCGTTGGGGAACATAACTTGAAGGCATCTCACTTCTCCCACCACGTCTACGCTCGCTCCCACCGTAAGATCAACACCGACATACATGTCGTAGATAGCCTCAGCACTTACGAAGGTCTTGTGTCCGCCAAAATTCTGTGCGGCCGTCGAGACGATGCCGGCCTGGCTCGCCGTCGCAGCACCGATGTCCACGCGGACCACGCCGGCTCCCGGCTGCGACACCACGAAGCCGTCCGCCTGGTCGAACTCAATCGTGGTCGTCGCAGCGTAGGACGGTGTCCCATCCACCTCGCGGACAGTGAGAGCGCCGGCGAAGTCGAGCCGGACCACGCCCGGCGATGGTTGCGACAGGGTAAGCCCGTCCGCCTGATCGACTTCGATTGTGGTAGTCGCGGCGTAGGACGGCGAGCCATCCACCTCGCGAATGGTGAGCGAGGGCAAGGTCGTCGCATCGTCCGGGGCCACCAGCAGCGTATCCTGCGTCGTCGTCGTTGCTTCCAGCGCGCGAAAGCCGAGCTTGTCTTTGGTGAGTTGGTACGATCCGCTGGCCGTGCCCAGCACGCCGTTGATCGCAAGATTCCCCTCGGAATTGTCGTGCCAGGCCAAACACGGGGTCGTGCTGGTGGCATGGCCGATCGCGCTGGCCGGCACGCCGAACTTGCCAGCGAATACCACCCGCGCAGCCGGGATACTGTCCGTCGTCGGCTTGCGCACCCTGACCGCCGTGCCGTCCAGCGAGACGCCGAACACCTCCAGAGCCGCATACGGGGGAACAGGCGTCGTCTCCGTGTTCAGCACGGGCAACCATCGCAGTTCGGCCAGCTTCATATCAGAATCCCCCAGGGCTGTAAGGAGCCGGACCAGGACCGGACCGGCCCGGCATCGGGTTCGCCATCTGAGCGGCCGTCAGCACCGGCTCGGCCTGCTTCACGGCCGCTTGCAGATATTCGATCCGCAACCGCTCCGGGTACTGCGGCACGTAGATGACGTGCTCCATATTCAGCGAGGCGGTCGTCTCCGCCCCACCCGGCCCGACCGACCACGAAACCTGTTGAATCGCTCCGTCGCAGAATATCAGTTTGATGCCGTTGTACAATCGCTCTGCGGAAAGCGGGGTCTGGTACTTCGCCGCCGCTGCCCTCAGGTAGTATTCCGCTCGCTCCAGCACCTCGCCCAGATTCGTCACAGTGTCGCTGATCGTGTATCTCATTTCCACTTGCGCGATGCTCAGATTCACCCCAACGGTGGCGTCGTAAATCGCCTTGACGAGATACTCGACATCGTCGTGGCGGATCACCGCCGGCATCGTGCCCAGCTTCGGCCCCGGCATCGTGTATGTATTGACGTACCTGAGCAGTTGGTTTGTTTCCGCGTCCCGGATATGACAGGCGCATCTCAATCTGATTTCCGCTGGGAGAAAATAACCCCCGTTGACGTGGCGGTGCATCGACTCGCTGAAGGTGACGAGCTTCCGCTCGGCGTTGATGCTGAAATCCACCAGCACCTCATCCGTGATTACGCTTTGGTGGGACTTGTCATCCAGCCTCCGCAATCCAACGTCTTGCTGCTGATAGACCCCGTAGCATCGCGCTGGCTTGACCTTGAACAAACCGTTGTAAAAATCGCGCGTGATGTCGAACCCATCCCGTCCGGTGATCTGCTGGTCCGCAGAAACCGGAAGCGTCTGATCGATCTGCTCGTTCAGCAAAACCACCCGGTGAATGCCCGCTTCCATGTCCAGCAGCCCGTACATCGGAATGTTTGCCTGGGGCAACCCGTTCTCGATGTTGACATTCAAAATTCGGTAGGTGCGATAAACCCATCGCTGGGCCATGTCGCGGGCCTCGGCATAAGTCAAGCGGCCTTCCACCGCCGACACGTCGCCGAATGTGGGCGGACCCGAAGAGATCCAACGTCCCTTGATGCTTGCGCCGCGCGTGATTAATTGCCACTTGAGTTTGCCGGTGCCGGCTACCACGGCCGTTGCAGTCGTGAACCCGGCCCCGCTCACCGGGCCAATGACGATAACGTACAGGCCGGTGTCTTCCGCAACGACCGTGAATCCCAGCCCGGCCAGAGCCGCATTGAGGGAATCGACGAGGCCATCGACGGCGCTGGGCACCAGGGCCGACGCCGTGTTGAATGGGGCTTCCCTGACTACGTCGCCGATCGTGATCGTCACCACGAGCGTTGCCGCAATGGCCAGCCCCGATGGCGTGATGTGAACGCGATGCCGGGCCGTGTGCATTTCCGGAGCATAGCTCAGCGCCTCGATTGGCTTGATTCGCCCGTCCCAGTCCTCGGCAACCGCTTCGAGTAGCCACTCAACCTGAAACTTGACCGGAGCGCCGACAAGGACGATTGTGTCCGGCTTTGAGGGGGCCTGGACCGAGGGGGAATAGCGGACCACGTCCTCATCGGGCAGCCCACCGCCCACGCCGACGCGGGTGATCCAGACGGTATCGGTGTCCGGCCGGTAGACGATGCGGCATCCGAGCGTCTCCACCAGCGAGGACAAAGATTGTGCCGGGTTGCTGTAATCCCAGTTGATCGCCGGCAACGGATAGAGCGTGTTCGGCGCGTCGATCCGGTATCCGGTTTCCCCCATCGCGTCGAGGCACAATTTGATCAGTTGGTGCGGCGTTTTTACCGTCCAGGGGACGTAGAGCTGTGCCGGTGCGAGGTACGCTCCGGATTCCACGTCACGCCTGGTCACGTCACGCGAGGCGTCCGGAACGTTGTGGCATCCCCGGACATATCCCGGAGCGTCCCGCCAGCGCCAGCGGCGGTCCAGGATTTCCACCGTCCAGGTCCGCCCGCCGCTGTCGAGCGTCTCGCGGATCGCAGTTACCTTGCAGTTTCGCAGGGTCACCGTGCCCACGCCATCGCTGAAGACAAGATTGCCTTGCAAGGCGATGTCGCCGACGCTGGCCTGGGGCAGAATGACCAGCGCGGCACCGCCTGGAGAGATCCCATGCGAGAGAGTGTATTGGCCCGAGATCACCTGCGCGATCCCCGGCCAGTACACGCCTACGATTCGGTCTGCCATCGGTCACCCCTCAATAGGCGCTGGGGGTCAAGGTCAGGTGCTCGCCAAGGTCCAGGATCACGCCTGCCGATCGGTTGCCCGACGTGATGCCGGCCCGCGTGAGCTTGATACCGTTGGACCAGACGATCGTTTTGTTGGGATCGATGATCTTGCACCCGGCTGTCGCCGTGCAGTTGGTGATGGTCTGTGACCCCTGCCCGCGCGAGCGGTCGAATGTGCCGTCGCCACCTGCCGAGAGCGTGGTGATGGTGCCGGTGGTCATCGACAAAAACGTGCCGCCGTCCAGGTTCAGCGTGCCCAGCGTGGCTGTGCCTCGCAGCGTGGCCGTGCCGTCTGTCAGGTTCCAGGTCGTGACGCTGCTGCTCAGATCCACGGTTCCGCCGGTTTGGATGAGCGTGGTAACCGCTGAGAGGCCAGTGCCGGCAATGATTGTGACATCCGATGCCGGGCTGGAAAGGTAGCCGGAAGTGATGGTGGGGAAATTCGCGGTCTCGCCAGGACTGACGGCCAGCCCGACCGTACCCGAGTAGACCCGCAGCACGTTGTCCGCATGGCTCCCACGGAGCTGGAGCGGAGGCAAAGATCGGTCGGAGGAACTGCCGGTTTTCCACACCTTGACCGTGCTGGCGTTGCTGCCGGTGTTGAGCCGGATCAGGGGCGATCCGTTGCCATCGCCCAGGCCGATGTCCACGCTCGTCACCGTGCCGAAGGTGAGGTATGCCGGCCGATACTGGCGGTAGGTGCCGGTGTAATCGGGGAGTCCGACCTGGCCCACGCCAGCGTGGAACACGAGGCTGGCCAGGGCAACCGCCGACTGATCCATGTCGTAGAGAACGGGAATCGATCCGGCCCCGAAAATTACGTCGTCGGCGGACACCGGGACCGCATTGCCCGACCAGTTGGCGGCAATCCCATAATGGTTCGGCCCGCTGCTGTCCGTCGTTGTGGCGGTGACCAGGGCACCGCCACCAGTAGCCGAACTCGTCTGCGTGAACGGGACGCCAGCCGTGATGGCCGTGATCAATACCACGGTCGTGCCATCGGTCGCAGTGGCCTCCCGGAATTCCGGCTCGCTCGATGCCGCGAACGCGACGACAAGTCCGGCTGTGATCTCAGCCACGGTGGCCGAGGCGTCGGCGGTGTAGGTGACCGCCTTGCCGCCGATTGTGATGGTGTAGGTCTGGGAGTTGCTCGCGGTGGGAGTCAGCGTGTTGACTTGCGCCGTCCTCCTCGCGTTCCCAATCCAGATGCAAGTCGCCATGATGCCCCCCCTGGTGATGGGGGACATCATGGCCTAAAGTGGCGTCCGGGCGGTCAGGCGTTGTTTCTCCGCGACTTCTCAATGGACTCGAGCAGCTTTAAAGCCATGTCCTTGAAGACGAGGACGAGCTGCCCATGCGTTGCATCTTCATCTCTCACGATCCGCGCTAAGTTGAACTTAGCATCCCCGATCCAGATCGAGAGCGAATAAAATGTCGCCGCCACGCCCAGGAGGTCTTCCCACACCCGGAAAAAACAGTCGTAGACTTCGCCTGGGCAGTTGGCTGTGATCCACTCGCGGATCATCTTCAGAGTCTCTCTCATAACTCCTCCTTTTGAATGTCTTTGGTCAGGCGTTGAGCGGGACGTACCGCACCTCACGCCAGACTTTGCCGTCCTTGATCCAGTAGCGTTCGCCGGCCTCCGGATTGCGGCAGGGGCGGTAGTCCCGCTTGCCGACGTATGCGCCACCCGCCCGGACGGTCACCGTGTGCAGGCCATCCGCGATACACACCACGGGCGGCTGTGACCTGGTCTCCGGTACGAACGCGGCTGCGTTCGTGGGGACGACGCGGCGAGGGGCATCGGCCGCGACAACTTGCACATCTGGTGACTCCACGGGTGGCGTCTGGACGGCTTCCGCCACCACGGGCGGCTCTGGGGCCGTCCGAACAACCGGAACGTCCTGGCGGGCCTCTGGCGTCCGTGGTGGGGCATCCAGGCCAAACAACTCCGCCCACGCCTCTCCGGTGCCGGTGCTGCGATCCCGGAACTTGAGCCGAGCCGACGCGCCGACCGTGCTCGCGAACACCACGCCGAGCACGCCGACGACAAGGAAGATCGGGACCAGAAGCAGGAACAGCAGGCCGATGCAGACCAGCCGCAAGCCGTCGGCGGTGCGGCTGGCTAGCCGCTGGAGTCCGTCGATGCAGTCTACCCCCAGGCCTGCGAGCAGTGCGGGTACGTCGGTGGCGTGCTTGAGGATGGCGGTCATTTTCGTCTCCTTTTGAGCCGTCCGCACAGGGCGGACGGCTGGTCTAAAATCGGTATTACCTTTTCAGAAACTCAGGGCGTTTTTGCTCTGGGATAAATTCCCGGCCCTCTAGGTGCCCGTGGAATTTATCCCAGACCAGTTTTTTCGTTTTTAGCCTACGTTTGTAGGTTTTTGCTTGGGATAAATTCGTTTGGAAAAAACGAGTTCTTCCCACGGGGCTTTTCGGTATTACCTTTTCAGAAAGGGGCCTCCTCGGGGTCGTCTTCCTGGCCAGCGCCGTCGATGGCCTCGTCGAACTCCATCATGGCCGCGTAGGCCTCACCGTATATCCGATCCAGGGCGCGGTAGGCGTCCTCGTCGTTCTCGGCCGCACAGTTGGCGGTCGCTGCCAGAACGAGGATTCTGGCGATGGTGGCCTTGAGGTAGGCGGCCGGGCCAGTGGTCGTGGTCAGCATGATCGGGACTCCTTCGGTTCGGTCGTGTCGTTCGGTCAAAATCCCCGCCCCGGAATCGAACCGGGGAAGCCAGTCGGGGTGGTTGCGCCGGGTTACTTACTGCTGGCCAGGTCGGCCAGGTCGGCAACGATGACGAAGATGATCAGACCGACAACCGGCATCGCGGTCAGCGAGCCGCAGTAGACCGTCAGGGCGATCGACAGGACGTTCAGCAGGACCAGCGTCGTCAGCGTGAGGAAAGCCTTCATGATCGTCTCCGGTTTGCGTGTGTCGTTCTTCCTTACACCACTATAATAGTATCCATCGTCCATCAAGTCAAGCCTAATTCTGGACATTGTCCAGAATTTTCTACCGGGTCACTCGTCGTCGAATCTGATGACATTCGCACGCTGGTAGGCGTGGCCAGCTTGCCAGTTGCTGAATGTCCTCTCGACGACGATCCTTCTTCCGTTGCTCGCGCAGCCGAACTGGATCGAGACCGTCACCCATCCGGCTTCCGCCATCGGCAGGAACGCGGCGGCGAAGCCCTCCGCGTTCTCGATGGTGGTGTCGATGGTCAGGCGGTCTGGCCGTCGGCAAGTGATGCCTGCGGACTGACTGCCGCCGATCATGGCTCGGGCATCGCTCTCGGCAATGCAGAGGGTGGTCTCGGTCTCGGTGTCGAAGTAATACATGGTCGTCTCCTTCGGGTTCAGCGGTCGAAAATCCCCGCCCCGGAATCGAACCGGGGGAAGCCAGTCGGGGTGGTCAGTCGATTTGATAGGTTGCCTTGATGAGTTTTGTTCTGCCGTGGTAGCCGTCGCTGAACGCCCGGATCTCGATTTGCTTCTTGCCGCCGTAACTGGCGATCCGAACGTCCGCAAACCGTTTGCCGAGCTTCTTCTTCGCGATCTCGCGAAGAAGCTGGATGTCCGCAACAGTCGCGAACCGGGGGAAGCCGCCTGCCTGGTTGCCGTCGGCCCGAGAAATCAGGTCGCTAAGGTTGCATTGCAGGAAGAACAGGGGGGTGTCCGTCATCTTCATCTTCATGGTCGTCTCTCCGGTTCGCGTTTCGTTTCGTCGTTCTTCCTTACACCGTTATAATAGTATACGATGCCTATCAAGTCAAGCCGAATTCTGGACGATGTCCAGAATTTTCTACCGGGCCGCATGGAAGTCTGGTAGAATGGAGGCAAGGGGGATACGCGCATGAAGAAGACGCAGATGACGATCCGGTTGAGTCAGCAGTGGTACGACTCGCTGCCGGGCATCCTGGACAAGATCCGTGCGGACCTCGGGATACCCGGCCTGACGACGACGGACATCGTTGTGATGGGGATTCAGATCCTGACGGAGTGGGCGGCTCAGGCCTGTGCTGACCGCCCCGGAGTGTTGGGCGGGATCAAGCCGCCGCAACCGCAAGAATCGGAGAAACGCAACAAGCCAGGTGCCGGGCGGAAGCGGAAGCCGAAGGAGTGACTACGCTTTATTTGGGTAGCCGATGAAGGGAAAATTCGCCTCGAAGTTGTACGACCAATTCACAGCATAATCCTGGAATCCGCCGCCCCGGAACTTCGGGCTGGTCCAGGTTATGCTCCGCTCGTCGAGCTTCTCGTCATTGGGCCAGAGCGGGGTCGGCACGATTGGCTCGCTGAGGTAGCCGACCGCCGTCCCGCTCTGCGTGGCCCGGCATTTCGTGCGCTGGCTCGTGTACTGCTTTTGGGGCAATCCAGTTAGTGCTTCGCGGATCACGAAACGCGGGCCACCCGTTCCCGTCATCGAGATCCGCTCAGAGAACGATTGCAAGACGAACACACCAGGACTCAGCGGGTACTCGGCACGGACGGTGAAACTGAACGACCGGAGCGTAGCCAGTTCGGCCCCCTTGCCGGTATCGAAGTTCGGGCCGCTGAGTGTCACCCCGGTCGTCGATCCAGAATTGAGAATTGCGACGTGCGACAGCAGCCCCGCGTCCGTGAACAGGCCGAAGTCGAGAAAAGGAGTGGCCAGCGCGGACGCCAGCAACGCGGCGGATGCGGACAGTTCGATAGTGTTGCTGCCGTCGAGATAGCCTTTCACGTTGGCCATGCGGATCTGCGCATACGGTACGCCTCGGTCGTTGTTCAATGTCTGAATCTGCATCGAGACCTCGACCGAATCGTTGGCGAACGTGTACGCCCCGTACCGCAAAAACATGGCTCGCCCCCTTCAACGCTGCTGGAACAACCACCAGATGATCGTGGACAGTATAACCGCGAACGCGAACCCAGCCCCTGCTGGGAACTCGGACTTGTCTTCCTCGCTCATCACATTCCGCCCTTCGCCATATTTGCCAGGATTGTCCGCATCGTGATCTCGCCCTTGAGCGAAAGGGCCACTTTCGACATGAGCGCCACGATTGCTTCTTCCAAACCCGCGAAGCTGCCTTGCAACGCCTTTGTGGTGCTGGCCTCGATGGCCGTCCGCGTCTCGGCCAGTTTGATTTCCAGTCCCCTGGCCTCCGTGCGGATCTCGCCCAGCCCCTTGCGCGGTGCCGTAGGATCGCCCGTGTTGTCCGCAATCAGGTGCTGGAACTTCTTGAAATCTGGGTCTTTGTCCATCATCTTTTCGATGCCGCGATCCACCACCTGCCCGCCGCCGTATCGACGAAGGTCGTTGCGCTCGCCGAAGCTCAGGCTATCGAACCCGCGATCCCGCGACTTTTCCAGCAGGCGAATCGCCATGCTCTGCTGTGCTTTGGTAAGCGATCCGAAGCTCTGGACCTGCCCTTGAACGACTCCCTCTTGCTGGCGAAGGAGGGAGAGCCGGTCCTTGTCGTGCCCGGCGAGCGCCTTGAGTTCTTCGCCCTGCTTGCGGACCAAATCGGCGGCAGTCCCTCGAAGTTCGATTTCTTTCTCGATGACCCGATTATTGGCCGTCTGGAAATCCTTGTGGGCCTGCAAGCCGTCATGAGATTTCTTCGTGTCTTCCGGCTTCTTTTCGTCCGCGAGGCTCTGGTGAAATGCCTCGTTCCACGTCCTGCCAGCCCTGTTCCCTTGAAGCGCGGTCCCGAATTCGTTCCACGTCCGGCCCGGCCTGTCGGCACCAGCCACGTTCCCGACGTAATCGACCCACGACTTGTTGCTCGGCTTCCGCTTCTCGATGTCGGCCGCGTGCTGATTGGCGTTCCACACCCCCCTCGCCAGGCCGGTCGATTTGTCCCCGTCTTCGACGCCACGCTTTTCGCGGAGTTCGTCAAGTTCCTTTTCCTGCGCCGCCTTCCTGGCCTCGATCCCGGACTTTTCGGCTCGCACGTCCTGGATGCGCTGCGCGGTTTCGATCTGCCTGGAGAAATGCGCTGCCCCCATCGTGTCGTGGACGTTATCGGGGATCGCAACACCCAGCCCCGCGAACCCGGCCCGATGCTGCTTGTCGCGCTCGGTTGCGATCCCGGTGGCCTCGGCCTCTTGCTGGCGAATGCCAGCACGCCGCTGCATCATCGCCCAATTGCTGGACGAATCGGATCGTGCCTTATCGGCGGTAATCCCGCCCTGATAAATCACGTCGTGCTGCGGTGCCTGGATCATCGCCTGTGCGCCCGCGATCAGCCCGCCGATGATGGGGAGGTCTCTTGCGATTTGCTGCATTTGCTGGGCACTGGTCAGCGTCGAATCGGAGAGCGTCGTCAGGTGCTTGCCGAACTTTCCCATCACCCCGCCGACCGTGTTGCCGAGCTGCTCCAGGTTCTCGCCCGTTCGGCCGCCGCGCAAGGCGCTGGAGAGGTTCTGATTGAACTGGGAGAACTGATCGTTGGCGGTCGGCCCGTGCCCGCGTTTGGCCATTTCCTTGTCGTGGGCTTCCCGATCCTTCTTGCTCGCCTCGTAGGAGTCCACCTGCTCCTTGGCCTTCTGCTGGCTCCGCAACTTCTCGTCGGCCAGCACGCTCACCGGAGACGTGGGCACGGGTCCGCGCGAGTCCCGTGCCACCTCGGCCAACTGCCCCATGAATCGCTTGCGTTCCGATTCGACCTGTGCCACGCCGCCCATGCCCGTGGACGGCGCTTGCCACGGCTGGGCCGCCCCTTTCCAATGGTCCCCCGCCGTCTCCCGAGCTGCCGCCTTTATCTCCTCTGGCGTTGACGCGCTCCGATTTGGTTCGCGGCGATTCCTCAGATCCAATTGCTCCCTCATGTCCAGTTGTTCCCGCGCCGTCTCGCCACCGGCCTGGCCGATCTGCCCCAGGAAGTGCCGACGCTGTGCCGCCTCCTCGCTCGTCTGAGCCGCCTGGCCCATGCCCTCGGCCGTTGCCCGCCACGCCTCGGCCGAACGCCCCCACCGCTCTCCCATGCGTTCCAGGGCTGATGCCGCACGTTCGAGTCCCTCGGCCGTCTGCTCGTCCATCAGGATCGAGAGTTTCACGTCCTCTTCTTCAGCCACGGAACAACCCCCCTAGCACGGCCCCAAGAGTCCGCATACTCAACTCGATCCGCTCCATCCTCGATGACTCCACCTGTTCCTCGACCGCGAGGAAAATCCTCGCGTTGTCCTCCACAAGATCATCATCGGGGAACCGGCCGACCGCGCGACACCGGCGGTAGTGGACGTAAGCTCGGTAGAGTTGCGGCGTCAGCTCGACGGCGGACTCTGGGACAGGCTCGTCACCCTGCGGGATCTTGGGGCAGATGTGACACGGCGGCACCGTGCCCAGCGGCCGCCGCTGATTCTTTCCGCCCCGCTCGTACAGGGTCCAGTCCTCATTGACCACCCACGCCTTGCACTTCGCACAAGGCAGAGCCGAGAGTTGCGGGCTGGTCAAAATGATCCAGACCCCGCGCGTCATTTTTTTTCGTCGTCGTCCCGTGCGGCCGGGCTGTACCCCAGGACCGCATCGAGCATCTGGTCCAGCACGCGGGCGAAGACTCGCCGCAGAATGCGAGCGTCGATCGCGATCGCGTTCCCTGCCCCGTCCTTGGCGTCCCAGCCCGTCACCTGCTCCACCAGCAGCCTGACAGTCTCGTTCATGCGTTCGGTCGGGCCACGCCCGGTAACCGAGGCCGAGAACTCGTATGCCCGCTGCGGCAGCGTCGGCCGATACGTAAAATTGATCTCCGGGTGGACGCCCTGAAGAGGCGTCACCTTGCCCGGCAGTGTGAATGCGTCGTCGATGAAAATGCTACCCACTGAATCCCCCTTGCGTCAATCAGGTCATGGAGTCGAATCGAGCGTGGTGACCAACTCGAGCGTCGCGCCGCTGCGGTACGCCACGCCTTCCAGCGGAAGCATCACTTCCTGGCGGCCGCCGACGGTCGGACTTCGCCTCGGGAACGCCACCTTGACCATCGAAAATAACACGCTCACCAAGTTGTTCGTGAACGTGCCCGCGACGAGCACGCCGCTGGCCCCCGTGGAGTAGACCGCCGTCGCGTCGCCATAGGGCAGGTTTGTCCGAAAATTGATCGTCCGGTCCATCGACTTCGTCGCCAGGCTCAAGACCTGGCTGTTGAACATGCGGTCCTTGTCGATGTGGTTGTTGACGGTCAAGTCGAAGTCTTTGGCCTGATACGTCACCGAGGCAATGGACAGCGCGAGATCGTGGAACATGAATGCGTTGGTGGCCGTGTCGATTGCCAGGGACGGGAACGTGCCCGAGTTCGCTACGGTTTCGTCCGAGCCGACAATGTTGAGCGTCAGCGAAAGGGGCTGGCCCTGGCTGCTCCGGAACGTTGCCGAATCGACGAAGCATCCCGAGTAGGTGAAGACCTTCGCTCCGCGATCCACGGTGATGAATCGACTCGTCAGCGCGTCCGCGAGGGCGAACAGGGTGCCGGAAGCATTCGCCCCAAGAATCCACGGCAGCAACGCGGCCAACTCGACTGGAGTCGGCTGCATCGTGATCGAACCCTGCACGCGCCGGATGCCGGCCCGCACTCGCTCGATGACGTGAGAACGAGTCCCGCGCAAGCCGCCCGTATCCGGGAACTCCTCGCTGCACGAGAGGTTCTCGTTGAGGAAATCGTACCGGGTATCGACCGGGTCGGCCGTCCCGATTCCAACCTGACTCTGGAAGCCCCAATTGCCTGGCATGATCAAGTCCCTCGCAGTTCGCGACAGAGTACCCGCACAACGAATCCGAGCACCACAATCTGATAGTCCGGCAGCTTCGGATCGAAGACCATGCCCGGCTCTACCTTGACCGTCAGCACCTCCGTCACGCCCGCCAGACGCTGATTCCGCAGCGAGCGAAACACCTGCTGACGCCACTTGAGCCAGCCCTTGCGGCGGGCCTCACGGCTCGCGTCGTCCCGATCCAGCACCCAAACATTGACCGGATATCCGATGTCGTCCTTGCCAGTCGTCGTGCCTTCCTGGCTCTCGCGCTGGCCCTCGTGACTCAGGACGATGCAGGGATAGGCCATCGTTCCATCCGGGGCTGCAACCGTCCTCTTGTAGATGCGGTCATTCGGGATGCTGACGCTCCCGTTCAGCGCCGCCATCGACAGGCCAGCCAAACGAGCCGCCACTGCATCCACGCAGCGAGCCGCCAGGGCATCCGTCGCTTCGGTCGCGTAGACGTAGGCCAGATTCGAGATGGCCAGCGCGCCGCTCACCAGCCCCTGCGCGTAGATCCAGTAGTATCCCGGAGCCAGGGTCAGGGTCAGCGTCCCGTTGCCCGACCTGGTGCCAGCGACGGCAAACGCTGGCGAGCGCAGGCCGGTGGCGTCCACGGTCTGCTTGTAGATCGTGACTGTGGCCGCGTCCGCACCGGCCACCGTGGCCACGCCTCCGGTGCCGTCCTGCGAGTCGGCCCATGCGATCGAGATGGCCACCGATCACCCCCCGCCCGCGAGTACGTCACCCTTGATCCAGTCCGCCAGCCACTCGGCCATTGCCGTGTTCAGCTTGATTTTCAACCGCTTGCCAGCCCCGATGAACCGCCTCGCCGGGATCGTCCTGGTGCCCCTCTGGTGGAAGATCGCATAGGGCACGTCCGAACGAAGCAGAGCCGTCGAGAACGCGCCTGTTGCCTTCACGCGATTGGTCAACAGCGTGAAGGAGTCACGGAGTTTCCCCGTGCGTATCAGTGGCTTCTTGCTGCCGTCCGCTCTGGGTTTCTTGAGCGGCCGCCAGGGGTTGCCGTCCGGGTCGTGCGACCCCTCGAAGTTGCTCAGGATGTCTTGCTGGAACAGAACGAGAACCCGCTCCCGCAAGGCGTCCTGCGCGACACCAGACGACAAACTCCGGGCGCGCGCCCGGAGCATCTCGGCCAGTTGTTTCGGGTTCATCGTCGGCATCGCTCACCACCTCATCGGATAGGGGTTGTCGTCTTCCCCGGTCTGCGAGATCGGATTGAAAATCCCCCTCTGATCGTTCATGCGGCCACTCCCCACCGTGCCGGGTTGCTCGGACGGATCGACCGCCGTGCCACTGGTGTAAACCTGCACCGCCTTCAGATCCTCTCGCTTGTCCCAGAGCTTCACCGCATTGAGATCGAAGCTGCCGATCCCTTGCGGCGAGGTCGCGCAGAAGTACAGTGCGATGGACCGCTCGAACTCGCTGCCACGGTCCCAGGTGTCGATGACGGACTTGCTAAACCCGCGTGCCAGCAGTGCCCCGACAACCTCCTGGTACGCGGCCGTGTGGCAACGGCTCACCACGTCGTCCCAGTAGGGCGGCAAGTCCGCAGAGCCGCCAGCCAGCTTCAGGCTGGCCGCTAGGTCGGTCTTGATTTGTGCGGCGGTCGTGAACACGGGTCAATCCTCCCCGATCGGTACGACCGTGGCCAGAACTCGTTTGGTGACCGGGACCGGGACCGGCTTCACCGGCTGCTTGACGACGATCACCGGGACCGGCTTCACCGCCGGCTCGACTGCCGCCGGTTCGGCGATCACTGGCAAGCCGCAAATGATGCAGCACGGGCCGTCCGGTCGGAGACAAAGTTCGCCCTGGCACTGCCTGCAAGTTCCACGCTTCATTGATTGTCCCCATCGGATCGACCGTCCGCGGTGGACAGTCGATCCGCGTTAATCGGCTCACAGGAAGTTGGTTGTCACAACGTCCGCGAAGCCCTTCCAAAGATTGTTGTTGGCCACGCCGATGGCCCCGACGATGGCGGGGACCGTCTCGGCATTGATCGATTGGAAGGCCACCCGCTCCAGTGCGGGAGTGACAACCAGCGTCATCGCGTCGCTGTTGAATTCGGTCTGCTCGTGCATGTACTCGCCGTCCTCGCTGGACAGCGATTTCGGCAGCACGAACCCACGCATTGCCGTGACAATGTCGCCGTAGGCCGTGTGCATGTCCGTCAGGCTCGGCCGGTTCGTCCAGGTGTAGTGAATGGCGTCCCACCAGTACCCGTAGCAGGCCGCCAGCTCGGTATCGATCCAATACTTGGCGACCTTCGCCAAGTCGCTCTGAGGCGTGCCCGCGTCGGTGCGGAATTCCGGTGCCATGCGGGTCTGACAGATCAGCGGCTTGAGGGTTCCGCCGTTATGCAGCAGCACCATCCTGTAGGTGAGCCCGTCGCTGTTGCCGGTGCCGGTGCCGGTCAACAGGTTGTCGCCAGTGCCGATGGTGTGGCTATTGGCGAAGAACGCCGTGCCGTCGAAGCAGAGCTTCGACGTGCCCAAGGCCAGAGCCTTGAGGGACAACCGGCCGGGGAAAAGCTTGGCGCGAGCCGCGAGTTCCTGCGGCTTGATGCTGTAGCCGCCCGTCATATCGTCCTTGATGTCGCGCAACATCACTTCGAAGCCGGCATCGTACTCCAGATTTTCTACGCTGTATTTGATGACGTCGAGCTTCGCAAAGCGACGGTATCCCTGGTACAGAGCCAGGCCGGGCGAGGGAGACATCCAGGTGTAATGCTCGATACGAGCATCGCTGGGGATGATCTGCGTGAACCGCTCCCACTTGGCGGGCTTGGCGGTCGCAGCATATGCGATCTGAAATTCTGTCCGCATCCTCGTAGTGAAGATGCCGATCTTTTGATCTACTGCCATGAGCGTTCGCGCCCCTGGCCTGCCCCTCGTAGGCTGAATCTCCCTCGGTTTTCATTCCCGCCAGGCGGTCGAGGGGACCGCTTTTCAGGCCGCGAACCCTAGGCGGGTTTGACTCGTCACTGACCGGAAGTTTCGATCTTCCGGTCTTCTTCCTGCCGGATCTTTTCCAGCAGGAAGGTAGCCAACTGGATAGCCCCATCGGCATTCTGAACAATCCGCAATCCGGCAACCCGTTGCTGCTCCAGGACTGCGATTTGTTTCAGCAATTCCTCTTTTCCGATCATCCCGTCTCCCGTTACGCAGCCACCGCTTTGATGACCGAGAAGTTAATCACGCTGGCACTCGTGTCGGCAGTGGCCGAGTGCAAGTTGCTCAGGGTGATCTTGAACGATCCGGCCGCCACCGTGGAAACGTACGGGATCGACGCGCCCGTGACGGACGACGTTTTGAGACAGACGACCACGGTGTCCGTGGCGGCAACCGTGCTGTTGGTGACGGAAAACTCGGCCTCGGCACCGGCCGCCAGCGAAGCGGTTGCCGTCGTGATTGCCCCACACAGCTTGTCGAGGGTGACCCCGGTCGATCGGTCGGTTGCCTGAATGACCGCACCGCCTGCGCCGGTCGTGTAGCCAATGCCAGCCCCGGTAGCCCCCGAAGAGGTCAGACCGGCCGTAACCGCCAGGCTCACGCCAGTCGTTGCCTTGCCCAGCACGATCGATTCGCTGGAATTCGTCGTGACGAATTTCAGGAAGGAATTGCTTCCTTCCTTGATGTTCAGGGCGTCCGCGAGATTGTCCACCAGCGCGATGATGTTGTTTGCCGTCGTGCCCGCGAATCGCAGAGTCTTCTTGACGTCGATCGATTCGCTAGAATTGGTCGTGGTGAACGTCAGGTAGGCGTTAGCCCCCTCGACGATGCTGAGAGCATCGGCCAGGTTGTCCGGCATCACAATCGTGTTGCCGCCAGTGGCCCCGGCAAAGGTCAGCGTCGCCCCGTCAAAGGAGGAGTCGCCACGGATGCCAGCGTAAATCGGCCGCACCGTCACGCTTGTCGAGTTGATGAAGGCATCCACCCAGCCGACCAGGATCGAGTTGGTGACGCCGCTGAAGGCGACTTCGTTGTTGAACAGGGCGTAAACCGCCCGCCCGATGTCCGTGATCGCCGCCGACGCGATCTTCATCGTGAAGCGAAACGGCCGCTGGACGCTGACCTTCTTGCGCGGGTCGGTGTCGTCAGTCGTCGTCTCGATCGGCGGCGAGTTCGCCACCAGGCCGTCGAATTGCAGGCCGGCCGTGCCGTCTTCGCACTTGACAGCATAGCCGGACGAATTGATGGCGATCATCGTGCCGGCGTAGTGGGTCGCGGCCACGGCCGCGAGATCCCGATAGATTTTGTCGTCGCCCCATGCGACCGTTGCGCTTTCAGCTTTGCTCGTTGCGGTTGCCACCGTCAGACCCTCTTGCTCATAGAGCCGGCCCGGCCGGCGAATGGATTAGACGTTCAGATATTCGTCGGCCGTCATCTTCGGCTTGCGGCTGCGCTCGGCCTTGAAGCCAGCGACAAGCGACTCCTTCGGCAGCTTGTTGCGCTCGAACTGTTCGGAAAACCGATCGTAGTGGGCCTCGATCTTTTCGACCTCGACATCATCGCCGGCACCGTCCTTGCCGCTCGACGGGATGTGCTCGCCGAACCGCATCAGCACCGGACGCGCGTGAAGGATGCGCAGAGCGTTGTCGAGCGGGGTCAGGCTCACCACCTTCAAACCATCGGAGAACTTCTCGACCCGCTCCGCGTCCAGGGCGTAGAGCGAGTCGTCCAGGCCAGTCTTCCGTTCGGCCGGCGACACCCGGCCCTGCGCCACCAGCGAATCAACTTCGCCCTTGATGCGGGCCTTCTTTTCGGCGAGCAAGCGCAAGCGGCTCGTGGTCTCGATCGCGGCCAAACGTTTCTCGGCCTTGGCGTACCGTTCGGAGAACTTCTTCATCTCCGGATCGTTGTCGTCGGTTTTCTCGTCGTCGTCCGAGTCGGGATCGTCGCTCATCTTGCACATGCTTGCGTATTTGCGGTACTTCGCCTTGTGGTAGGCCGCAAACTTTTGCGGCGGTGCCCCTTCTTCGGGCTGCACCTCGTCGGGATTTTCCTGGGCCGGGTCGGGGGTCTTTTCCTCGACCGGCGTGACCGTCATATCGTCCGGCATTTTCGGCTCCTTGGATTGCTGTTCCTGCGCGGCGTTCGCCTGCGTCACCTGATCGCGCAAGTCGGATACCACCCGCAGGACTTCCGCGATTGCCTGCGGCTTCACGTTCGCCATCGCGTCCGTGTTCAATCCGCACTCGCGCAGTTTGTTCAGGACTTCTTCGGGGGTCATCGGACGCACCTCGCTGAACGCCACATAACTACCCGACTCCGCACGCCTCAACAACTTGCCCGGCTCCAGCGTCACCGGGAACCAGAGCCGGCTGTCGCCCGATTCGCTGTGCGGGATCGGGATGTCCTCCAACGTCTTTATCTGGGGGATTTCTCCACCCAGAAAAGCCACCCGGCGAAGCATTTTTTTCTTTGTTCCGGCGCTGGCCAGTCCGGCCGGATGCAAGTCGTAAATCTCGGAGGAAACCGTCCGGTAGCGTCGGCCCACGATCAGGCGCATCACCTTCGGATGCACGTCCACTAATCGGGCGAGCAAGATGTCGTCTTCGCGCCAGATCAGTTCAACCCAGGCCGCAGCCGGGATGCCCTTCTGCTGGAGCAGCGACTGCTCGTCTGCCTCGTCGTGTCCCAGCACGACCGGAACGTTGAGCCGGCCCTGCCGGGTTGCCGGTTTGCCGTTTGTCCCGATCGAATATCGGTTGAATGCGGCAATGATGTCGTCGAGGTCGGATCGCGTGTACGATTTTCCCCGATGCAATCCGGCGGAAAAGATCTCCACGCGAGGCAGCACGTTGGATGCCTCGCTGAATCTTGTCGCCAGTTGGATCGGGTTATTGCTCATGGCTACCCATACTACCCGGATCGCGAATCCGGGCTGCATGGATCAAACTTCCGTGATGTCGCGGTTGCCGAGTTGGTGTATCCTGCGGCACGCTTTAGCCAGAGCTTTTGCGTTTGCCAGCACATCGTTTGCCTCGTCGATGAACCCGTCCTCGTCCGCCTGCGGGTTGGCTTTGTTCTGCGAGTGGAACGACTCGGCCTCGCGAATCACATCCTGTGCGAGTGCGGCCAGTTCTTTCGGGGAAATCGGTGTTAGCTTGCTGCTGTGGGCATGGCTTGTGGCGCGAAGTGCGGCACGCAGATCGTCGATGGCCGCAACGTAATTTTCTCCGCCTGGGTACTCGTCCTGGCCACTGACCCCAACATCTTCATCCATCAGACCTTTTCGATGGTCGTCGGACTTCTCCCACTCACTTGCGACTCGTTCGTTGTGATCGTCCTTGACCTGTTCCAACTGGCCAGCGTGCTTCTTGTGGTTTCCGGCGTGGGCCTTCTCGGCCTTTTCCTTTGCCCGCTCGTGTTTGTCTTCGTACTTTCCCTGCAAGGCGTCGTGAGCCTCGCCGGCCTCTTCCCTGTGGGCCTCGATCTTCTCGTTGGCGGACGCGATGGCCTCGTCCCTGTCGTTGTCCATATCGGCGATGTCGAGTTCGTGGTCCGCTGTGTCGGCTTCGATTTGCTCGTTGCGTTCCTCGGCCTTGGCACCGGCCTTGAGTTTCGCGCGCACGTCCGGGGTCATGATCTTCACCCCGCTCTCATTTTCGCAATCCTCGATAATGTCGATGAGGTCCGAAGCCAAATTCTTCGACGGGTCGAGCAATTCGGCCGAGGTCGTTCGGTGTGCTTCGGGGAACGACGCCGCGTAGGCCTCCATCTCCGGGTGAGCCGCCAGATGCTGTACCGCTTCGCCTGCCGCCTTGATCGTCGCGAGGTTCGTTTCCGTCTCCGTCTTCATCGCGGCAATCTTGTCGCGCAACTTCTGCTGCTTGACCTTGATCGCGCCGACCGCCTTCTTGCCCTTCGTCTTTTCCTTGCTGATCTTTTCGTTCGCTTTGGCGGTGACCGCCTTCCGCTTTTCCTTATGTTCGCCGGCGATCTTCGTGCGTTCCTCGCGATGGCTGGCGCGAACTGCGTCCTTGCCCTCCTGGTGGGACTTGCGGACGCCGGCCACCTTGTCCCGGTGCCCAGCCATTGCCCCGCCCGATCCGGATGCGAACTTGCCGCCTTCGGCGCGGTGGTGCTTTTCTTCTTCCCACTCGGCGAAGAGTTCCAGGTCGAGTTCACCGCCGTCGTCGATGTCGTCCCACTCCTCCGCGAACTGACCGAACGGCTTCCTCGTCTTGCCCGAGTTGCCCTTGCCGCGGACTCGCACGTTGTCCCAGAGCCAGGTGCCCTTGCTGTCCGAATTCATCATCGAATCGGCCTCGTCTGGCGAGACGTGGCTGTAGGCGTACCGCTTGCCATTGAGGTACACCACCAGCAGGACGTTCTCCCGCGAGTCGTAGTTGACCCAGTCCACGTTGGAGCTGGCCACATGCTCCCAGTGCTTGCCAGAGTTCCAGTGTTCGGCGTGGGCTGCCGCCTGCTCGTCTGGCACCGGCGGCGTGTATCCGTCGATCCACTCCGCGATTTCCTCGGGCGTCACCTCATCAGCCAGGTCTTCGCCGTCCGGTTCTTTCGCAAACACTTCGTCCGCTGCCTGCATCGCGAAAGCAGAATCGTGAGTGAGGTCGAACGCGCCACAGAACAGGGCGTACCACCAGTCAGCACCCTTGCCCGCGTCCTCCATCCGCTCCAGCAGTTCGCCCATGAGCTTCTTGCCGACCAGCGGTTCGGGTCCGGACTCGGCATGAGCATGGACCTTACCACGACGGGCGTCGTCGGTCGTCTTGTCCTTCGGGCCGGCATTGTGGTAGATCTGCTGGGCACGGGTCTTGTAGCCCAGCCACGGCACCATACTCAACAACGTCTTGCTGGCCGCTTTGGCCATCGACAGCGGAGCGCGGAATCCCGAGTATACACAGTAGGAAAGGCTTGCCGTTGGCATGCAAAACCCGATCTTGGCGAGGCCGAATCCGAGCCAGCCGTCGAGATGATAAACCTCGTGCAAAATCTCGTGAGCGAGAGGAATGTTTGCGACCCACGACGCGATCCCGTCGAATGTGCGGCAGCCCTCGCCGACCCGCAAGACGTGCTCATCCCCGAGGCCGCGTTCGTGAGCCACCTGCATCGCCAGCCGCTGCGTCAGTTCCTTGCCCTTTTCGAGGATGTTGTGATCGAGCCAGCCGTACAGGGCGGCGGCACCGTCCACGACAGTCTTGCCCTTCGCAGGCAGCGCGTCGTAGGTTTTCTTGCCGACCCAACTGAGAGCCTTGCCGACCATGCCGACCGCTTCTTTGAGCGCGCCGAGGATCTTCGCTCGCTCCTTCTTGATGCGGTCGGGATCGCGGGCCAGGCCGACGAGGTGACTGTGCTTGTCGCCCTGCGTCACGTCCGCCCAGTCCGGCACGGGTCCGTGGTCGTCATCGGATTCCTTGATCGACTTCTTGCGCTGGTTGGTCTTCCAGTCGCTGGCCTCCTTGACCGTCTCTTTCTTGCCTGCGTCTTTCTTGCCTGCCCCGCCACCGGAGCCGAATCGACCGCCAGCGCCGCGTTTGTGCTTCGACTCTTCCCATTCATGCTCGTCGAACTTTTGCGACATTGCGGCGTTGATGTTGGCGGGGTCCGCGATCCATTCGGCAAGGTCGGCAAGGTCGGCATGGCCGTCGCCGTGCAACCCATCCTCCTCACCTTCGCCGTGCGCGAGTCCGGCGTTGAGCATGGCGAGTAGTGCGGCCTGGCGCACGTCGGGAGAGTCTTCAGTGGTCGCTGGCATCGTTGTCGCCCTCCTCATCGGCCATCGGGTCGCGCACGCGGTCGGGATGGACTTCGGCCACGGCGTCCAGCGCGCGGGCTGCCTCGACCAGCCCGCCGACCCCGTAGGCCCGCTGATCAAGCGGGTAGAACATGCGGAACGCTTCCGGTGTGAAGTGGGCCAGGAACGGCTGGATTATTTCGTTGCCGCACTCCCACGTCCCGTCATCCTTGAGGACCGCCGTCCACTTCCCGCCGTGGAACTCTCCGGTCAGCCGGCCGATGATGTTTTTGGGCAGACTCGCGTTTAGCTTTAGCGTCATGACTTACCCCCTGATCCGGCCGTGAAGAAGGCCGATAACGAACTGACACAACTCGGGGTCATTTTGGGCCAGTCCGGCCGGGTCTTCGACGAGCTTCTGCATCGTCATGCTCAGCAACTCGGAATTCCCGGAAGGGTAGGTCTTGCCGACGTACCACGACGCATGCTTGCCGAATGTCTTCTCGAAGTCGTCCTGCCTGCCCATTTCGCTGTCGGCGTAGCCGTCGCTGACCACGTCCTTTAGTTTCCTGGGCTGCTCGTTGCCGCACCGCTTTTCGAGGAACGCCGCGAGCGCCTCTTTGATGCCTGGCTGCGACTCCAGGTGGTGGCAGAGTTCGTGGACGTGTACGGATACCGGGTCGCTTGGTTCGCAATGGACGGTCTGCGTCTTTGCATCGTAGTGGGCGCGTCCGCCCGTCGGCAGCTCTTCGATGGAGACGCTCATGTCCTGGCCAGCAGTGATCGCCCCGAGGAGGGATGCCGCAGCCTGAGCCTTCTTGTTCGTCGCGTCTCCGACCTTCCCCTTTATCGTCAAAGAAACCTTGCTTGGTTTATCGACGGACAGGGCGGACTGGACGGTCTTGAAACTCTCCTTTTGAGCTTCATCGTGCGCACGTTGGAGTGCAGGAAGTTGCTCCTTGAGGCGGTCAACTTCCTTGTGCATTTCTTCAGCCTTGTCCGGGTCTTCCGTTTTGAAAACCTTTGCAAACACCGTTCTAATTTTTCGCTGGTGGTCATCGACCATCTTTTTAGCCGTCGCCTCGCGTTTGCCGGTGGCCAGTTTCGCGACGAGATCCCGGCTCTTGTGGTCGTCTTTCATGCCGGCCTCGACCTTCGACCACGAATCGCCAGTCCCGGCAGGTTTTTTCGCTTCGGGTTGCGGCCCCGCTTCCGGCTTCTTCACTTCCGGTGCCGGTTTCTTCTCGCCCGGTGTGTGGAACGTTGCCTTGCCGCCCTGGATCTCGACCTGCCGCCCCTCCGGATCTCCCTTGAGCAAGTACGTCCCGTCCTTGAGCTTCATGCCATCGACCTTCTTCAACGCGGCTGCGTCCGTCTGTTCCTTCGTCGCCTTCTGCGCGACGGGCTTGACCGGCGCAAGGAGTGGCTCAGGCGTCGCCTTCTGCGCGACGGGCTTCTTCTCAGCACCCGGCTCGACGTAGTATTTCTGCTCCATGTCCAACGGGATCGTGTGCTGGACATCCTCATCCGGCATATCGTTCTGCGACTGGGTGTACGCACCCAGTTTGACCGCTCCTTGCTGTTGCAAATGGACCATCGCCTGCGAGAACGAATCCGTCGTCATCCCAGGAAACTTGCCAGCGATCTCCTTGAACAAATCCTTGAGCGTGGTCCTTGCCGGCCCCTTCCGTTTTGCCAGGCTCCCGGAGACTGAGTCCGCGAAGTTCTTCTCGTCCACACCTTCCGGCATACCCTTGTACCCGCGTGGATTGGAGTTTTGGTTTCCCGAATAAATCGAGTTGTCACGCCACTCCTTGCGCCGATCGCCAACCGACTTCTCGCCAACCGACTTCTCGGCGACCGGCGCAAGGAGTGGCTCAGGTGTCGGAGTCGCGTCCGGCTTCTTCTCGCCCTTGCCCTTGCTGGCCATAAAAGCCTTGAGGATGCGGTCTGCAAGTTCGTGCGTCTTACCGTTTGCCTTCTCGCCAACTTCCTTCGCCAGCGCCTGAAGATCCTTGTACTTCGCCTTGCCCAGGATGTTCGCGGCTTGCTCGGGCGTCGAACCTTCCTTGTGCAATTGCCCCAGCAAGCCACCCTGTTCGCCCTCAGCAGGCGTCGGGGCTGGCGCTGGCGTCTTGGTAGCCTTTTTGGCCGCAGGCGTCTTCTTGCCAGCGCCAGGGGCCGTAGGAGGCGTAACGCCAGGGACGGGGGGCGGCTTGACCGCCCCCACCGGGGCGACCGGAGAAACAGGCGCGGGACCGTCGCCCGCCTGTTTCTTCGCCCTGCCCTTGCCCTTGCCGCCCGGATTCTCCTTGCTGTACTCGATGCGGCCAGTCTTCGCGTTCTTCCAGCGGTTCTGGCTCCGAGCCGAGGGGTCGTGCGTCCAGTCCTCTTCCGCAAACCGCTGGAACGCGGATTCCGAGAACTGCAATGCCGAGAGCATCCCGCCCGCGCCATCGCCCGCGTCGTCCGGTGGAGCATCAGCCGGTGGCGATTCGGGTGGTGCCCCTGGCGTCGGAGGTCCGCCGGCCCCAGGCGCACCGCCAGGCGCGGGCGGCTGGCCCAGTGCGTCGTCAGGATCGTCTTCGTCTGGCGGGGTCCGGCTGTACTTCTCGTAGAGCGCACTCTTCGAGAGCTTCATCCCCATCGCGATCAGGGACTGATCCAACTGCGCCTCTTGAAGCAGATCGCCAGAGTCCACGGCGCTGAGCACCGCACGCGGGTATCGCGTGGTGACGTAATTGAGGTCCACCAGATCGCGAATCAGGCCGTTGTCGCGGTCGTTGAGCAGCACCTCTAGACAGCGAGCCAGGTACCAGCGGAAGAGATCGGACGTGGATTTGTGGACGGCGCTGCTGCCCCGCATGGCCCCGTCTTGGCCCGTCAGCGCTTGCAGCGTCGCCCCCTGGATCGCAAGAAAGATGTCCTCCTTGAGGTCCGCCACCGCAGCGGCAAACATACCGTCTGCCGCTCCAGCAATGTTCAGCGCCTGGATCTGCACGCCCTTCGGGACGCTGAACCACGACTGAGATCGCGCCGAAGCAAGGGCAGCTTCGAGGCTGGGTTTCTGGGCGGTCGTCTCGTACTCGCCGTAAAGGACCGGCAGCGCCCGCTTCTCCAACCCCATCGCCCGGAGCTTCAGGACGGTGTCCAGCATCCACCAGCGGCCGTAAGCGGCCCGCAGATCGCTCATGCCCACTGGCGAACCGTACATGGGCATGTGCGTGAAGATCACGAAGTTGGCGGGCGAATAAACTTCGCCCGCGTTGTAGCGAATGGTTTTCACGCCGACCACATTGCGATATTGGTCGGTTTCGAGCACCACGTCCCGGCCGGTGTCCTTCGGCTTCAGTGCGGAGAGAATGTAGCTGCCGGCATAATCGCCGTCCGGCTCGTGGCGGATCACCTTCTCGCAGACCGAATAGCCGTCCACAAGCCCGCCCGACAGGATCGCCCACGCCACTTCAGGGAAGCATCCCTGCACTCGCTCGACGAGGTTCCAGCGGACAAACTCCGCGATCTCTTCGTCACGCGGGTCCGTGTTCTTCTTCGAGCGCTGGCCCTTCTGCTTGGCCGCGATTACGTTCAAATCGAGGGCACAGATCGAGAGGAGCTTGCCAAAGAGCGCGGCCTTGACGTTGGGGTCTGCTACCATGCGGCGGTAGGCCAGCCGCATGATTGAAGTTTCCTGGGTGTAGTTGTCGACGTAAGGCTCGAACCAAGGGAAGATAATCCCACTCGGCCCGGACTTCACTCTCTCGGATGTGATCTCTTCTTCGGCTTGCGTGCCAACTGCCGATTGCTTGCCGAGCCAGCCGCCGAAGGCGGTGCGAAGCCAGTTCAGGATGCCGGACGACGGCTCGTAGATTTGCCGGTCGGGCATACGTTCGTCGCGCGTGGCAACGGCCTGCGGGCCGCGCGGCGCGTTTTCCTTCCCGCCCAACCAGGAGAGCCAGCCGGCCATTGCCACACCCTCTGAGATGCAGGTGAATTAGACAGCCGCCGATTATCCAGAAATGGCCTTCCCGCTTACATGGATCGGCGCGTAAAGTTCTCTGGCCACTCCGAGCCGGATGAGAAGTGGGTCGTCGGCAAAAACGCCTGCTTCGATTGCGTCCTTGAGATGCACCGACCCGCGTAGCAGGATCGTTGCAAGTTGGCGTTTGATGTAATCGGCCAGCCTGGACTCGTCCTCGCTCTTGTCCCACGGGCAGCAGAACGTGCTTTCGTTGTTGACATCGATCATCAAACGCGGCCTTTCACCGGATGCGTCGATGCAGAAAAGAGAAACCTTGTCGGGATCATCTTCGACGACAAGGAACAGGCCGTCGTGGATATGCACGCTGGCACGTCCAGAATGCTCGCCCTCGTAAAAACAGCTTGACACCACCGATTCGATGCCGACCATCCTCACGTTCGGCACCACGATTTGCTTTGCCATATTCCCTCCCTTTGATTGTCTCGCTCAGAGGTCGCGTTCCCAGATCGGTTTGCCCTCGTCTCCACTGCTCTGCCCCGGCCCGAAGTCGTCGAAGTCTGCCGTTAGCGACCGACTGCTCTCCGCCGACCCGCCCCCGCCCCACGCGCCGAGTGTGAACCGCTCGGCCAGCCAGCACGCCATTGCGGCCGCAAGGACAAGGTCATCGTGGTCACCACTGCGGTGCGCCTCGTAGGTGTCGTTGCCGGACAGGGAAATCTTTGCTTTGAAGTTTTGAAGTTCCTTCATGAGCATTTCGCCCTCGCGAAGTCCCTTCGCGACCTGGAACCGGCGACGGCGAAGCAGGATTTGCATGATGGAGCAGAGGTCTCGCTTGGGGACGTTCCAGCCGTGGGCGGTCTCGGTGGCCGCGCTGCCTGACGTGATGCAGATAGCGCGAATTGGGATCTCGGCCCGGTGGAGGAAGATATCCACGATGGGCCGACCTACCCCCGTGTAATCGACGCACAGAATCGAATCGCCGAGGTTGTGCTTGCGCCAGGTGTCGTGTACCATATCGACGATGTCGGGATAGGACGTGCCCAGCGGGTAGCGGATCAGTTCGCGAAGTTTGTGGATGGCCGGATCGCCTTCCACCTCGTTGATCGCGAGGGCAGAGGGGTCGCCCGCTTGCCCGAGGTCCAGCCCGCCGATGAACATGCTCACCACCGATTCTCAACAAGATGCTGTAAGTAATTTGCGTCTCGAATGATGTTCATCTGGCCCTGAACGATGCCAATTTGAGACCAAACGGCATTCCGGTCCTCGGCCCACTTTACGCGCTGTGGGCTTCCAGGTGGTCCGCCGTCTACACGCATCAGCATATTGGATCGGTTCATCAGCCGATCCATTCTGTTGTTAAGTTCGTCCATCACTTCCCCATGCCCAACGAGACCGTCGAGAAAAACGTGTAGGTGCCGCTGGCCTCAATCATCGCATCGAAAGGCGTGTTTGTTGCCGTGGCAAAAATCGCCACGCGATTTCCCATCATGGGACGAATTGCTAGAGCCATATCGTACCTGACGAGGTCGGCGTCGTCGATTACCAGGAGGTCCGGGACGTATCCCCGGCCCTGGGAAGAGATCACCTGAATCACTGACGAGCCGCCCATGCTGACGGTCAATCCCCGGATCAGGGCCAGGGGGTTGAATCGGCGGATGCACTCGACTTGCATCATCTCGTGGCTCGGCGTCACCATAACCACCTTCGCGCCAGGATTGCCCATTGCGAAACTGACCGCGAGAGCCGCCGCCGTGGTCGATTTTCCGCACCTCCGGTCGGCTCGAACAAGAATCCTCTTTGCGTCGCACCGCAGCACGGATAGCTGCCACGCCTCCGGTGTCAGCCCGATTTTCTCGAACATGATCATTTCCCCATGCCCAACGGCATCACGTCCGCGCGGAACGCTGCCCGGATGTCCTCATCGGCGAACGCCGCGCCGATCGAATCGACGAATTCCGTCATGTACTCCTGATTGAACCACCGATCGCCCATCGACAGCAGTTCGTCCGCGAGGAACTCCTTGCTGTACCGCGGGCACATATGAGCCGTGATCCGCTCCCGGTGCCACTTCATGCCGCTGCCCCGCTCGGCCCCGCGTTCCCACTCCTCAAAAAACCAGCCCCTCTTGCCGAACGGCGTCGAGCATGCCACCAGCCTCCCTTGCGAGATGCCCAGCATCGGGCGACACGCAAAGTACAGATCGTCCGGGATGCGGCTCGCCTCATCGATCATCAGCAGGTTGACCCCCGAGTAGCCCCGCACGCCCTTCTCGCTGCCAGGAATGCCGATGACACGCGAGCCATTGGCCAGCACCAGGCTCTGCTTCAAGTCCTCGGCGATCTTCGCCCCACTGGCCACCAGCAGCGGCCTCACCTTCGTCTGAAGAAACTCGATGCTCTTTTCCATGTTCTGGGCGAGCACCAGGGCGAAGCACGGGGATTCGACGATCATGGCCTTCGCCACCATCGCGCCGGCCACCGTGCTTTTGCCAACCTGTCGCGAACAGAGCATCATCAGGCGGGAGTGCGAGGACTTGAGGACTTGATCCTGCCACGGGTCAGGTGGCATGCCCGCCTGGGAGAGAATCGCCCCCGGCTCCATCCAAAAGCGATCCGTCGGTAGGAGCTTGCCCGTCAACAACCGACACTCCAGCCGCTGCATCCACGCGGGCATGGAGGCGAGCGACGGCGGTGAGGCGTTCTTGCTCGGTCCAGGTCGCGATGGGTCCACCTTCCGCCCCCGTGTGTTCCAGCCGCGTCACATCACCGTAGACAGGACGCCGGCGAGTTTTGAGGAAAAACATGAGAAGCGAGTCATTCGAGCCGTCCAGCGCCCGCTGGTAGCCAGCCAGTTCCAGCGAATCGATGGCGTCCTCTACCGCGTCCTCCCACGCCCTGGCGAAGTCCGGGTCTTCCTTCCTGCGGAGGTAGACCGCTGTCCTCCCGATCTGGGCCGCATCGCAAGAAGCCCGCACATTCGCCGTCAGACTCAGCACCTTGATGAACTGAATCGACCAGTCCGGAGGCGGGTTCGGCTTGCGGTATTTCTTGGCCGTAGTCCGTTTCGTTCTCTTTGCAGCCACGTCAACCACCCTGCGCTAGAACGCGCTCGAGAGCCGAGCCGAAGCAGATCAGGAACTGCTCGTCGGTCAGGTCGAGGTACTGGTCAGCCTGCTCCAGTGTGGCACGAGCCTTCCACGGATCGCTCAGGCGTCCTTTTATTCGTTTCAACAATTGCCTTACTGCGTCGATGTCTTCGGCGGGTCCGTAGAGGGTCATGGAGCCATGCACGTCCGGCTTGCCCTGCTGGGCCTGTTTGACGCCGGCGCGAGTGCGTTGCTGTGTGGCCTCGACGATTTGGCGGATGTTGTCGGTGGCGGTCAGTGCCCCCAGGGCGGCGAGGTCTGCGGTCCTGCGGGCGAGTTCGGTGAGTTGTGCGACGACGGCATCTTCGTCGAAGACTTTCCGATTGCGGTCGTGTGCGAGGACGAACGTCCTCCGCTCGTCGGGTTCCATGCCTGCCATGATAATGCAGGGGATGTCGGCCACGCCGGACGCTTCGAGTTCATCGAGTCGCGTGTTGCCGTCCAGGACTTCGTAGGTGCCGTCGTCGTTGGATGCGACGACAAGGACGCCAGCGAATCCGAATTTCTTCAGGCTCGCCTTCAGCCCCTTGGAGAATCTGGCTCCAAGGGGCTTCTTCGGATTATCGGAATTGTGGTGCAACTTGCCGATCGGCAAGAGTTGCACCGGGTTGACCTTCATCGGTTATCCCCTGTTAACCACCGTAGGCCGCGCGTCGGGCGAGCTTGCGCTTGCTCTTCGCCGACTTGCCGCCTGTCCGCATCGTTCGGGAACTGGAAGATCGTTCCGCCACAGCTTCGCCCGGTCCTGTGCCGCCGCCCATACGTCACCCCTCAATTAATCGTCCATCTTGCTGAGAACTTCCCGCAGATTGAATAGTAACGCATCTTCGAGTCCGGCTTCCGGGAAATCGCGACTGCCGTTCCATTTGATGTCCGGGTTGCGGACGCCTACGAGGTTGCCGTCTTCGTCGGCGAGCCAGTTGCCGTCCGACGTGCTAACGGCCTGGACGTAAGGCAGATACCAGAACAGGTAGTTGTTGTGCCAGGGATGGTTCCAGTAGTAGCGCAGGATCTCGTGGAGTCCGTTGCGCTTGCCGAGCCTGGCGCGGTATTCCTTGTGATCCGCTTTGACCTTGCTGTTGAATGGCCCCCAGAATTCGCTCATGTCGAGTTCCTGGTCGGGCACGCCGAGGTGTTCGAGGGTTGCCTTGAAATCGTCCCAGGTGACGACCAGCTTCTTGCCAGCGTTCTCGCGGGCCGTGTCTTCCAGCATGCTCGTGAACTGAAACGCCACATCGAAGGTGTTGCCGCCCAGCCACTTGGGGTCCGCACATTCGGGATGCTTCGACGCGCATCCGAAGTAGGCGTCCCAGTACGGCGTGGGGAAGAAGTCGAGTCCGTAATCAGCAGTGGCCTTGTACCATTCCTTCAGATCGCGGATAAAATACCCAGGGTTCACGTTGGCTGCCGGGTAGAGTTCGTCGTGGTAGGTCTCTCGAACCTGACCGAACTGAGCCGCGCTGAAGTGAAGCCTCTCCAGCCAGACCCCTTTCGCGCCGACCGCAGCCGCCCGCTTGCAGTATTCGACCGGGGACGGCACCCACGCCTTAACGTACGGATTGCATGCCATCACGACCGGGATGCCGTGGTCAGTCAGTCGTGCGGCGAGTTCCCATCGCGACTCGATCGATTGCGCACCCGGCTCGAACCGCTTGCGAAGTTTGTCATCGAGTTGGCACAGCGACATGGCCACCACCACGCGGCCCGGTTCCAGCAGTGGCGCGTAGCGGTCGAAGTCGCTGGAGAGTACATTGCCCCGCGTCTGGATGTAGACGGGCACCTTTCGTTCCTTGCACCAGGAGAGGAACGCTTCGCTGGCCCGGTACGTTTTCTCGTCGCGCTGGAATGGATCGGTCGTGTTCGAGAAGCAGACCGGGTATCGGTTGCGCAGGAAGAAACCGATCGGGCTGTATTCGTCGTCCCACTCGCGGTCTAGCTTTCGCAGTGCGGACGCAGTGCTGTTGACCGGGTTCGGATCGCGATCGAATGCGTCGCGGTTCAGATTGGCGAAGCAGAAGGAGCAAGATACGCTGCAATAGCCGTAGATGCTGACCTCGACCGGGAAGGGAGTTTGCGGCCAGATGCCGAAAAGCCGAACCGGGTCTTTGTTGAAATCGAACGCCATCGAGTCCCCCCTACTTGTTGTTCGCCGTGATCCTACCCGAATCCCGTGCCCAGAGGATACACGCGCGGGAGAGGTCGTCGTGGGCTTCCTGCGCCGTGTCGTAGCCCATCTCTGTCTTTTGCGGACCAAGGAAAAGCCACAGAAGATTTCTCACATAGCCTGACGGCTGTCCCGTTCTTTGCTCAGAACTGGGCCACCATCTGTACACGCTGCGAGTGGATTCCGCGTTTGAAAAGCGCGGCTCCTTGCCCGTCAGCCTCACCACCTCCACCGGCTGGCTCCTCATGATGGCCTGGCCATACTCTAGCCAGTAGGATTCCTCGCATCGAATTGCGTGGACGAACCCACGACGGAAAACGCATCCGAGTGGGTCGATGCTCGATAGCGATTCGCCTGCCCAGACGGATCGGAATTCATCAAGCAATTCATCTTCCCTGACCATGAGATTCATTAGCTTGACGGACTCATCACGGTTCTCATCGAGATCGATCAAGACAGCGTCTGCCAGCGACAACTCGCACTGCACGCGAATGAGTTCGGCTCGCTTTTCCTCCCCGTGTTCCTCCAGCCAGTCGGCATAGATCAGCCTCGGCGTGTCGTCTGCTGGATGATCGCAGATGTCCGCTACGAATGCGGCCCGCATGTCGGCATCAGTCGGCATAGATCATTCTCGGCGTGTCGGGATGTTCTTTGTCCTGCTGTCGATTTTCACAACGGGCCGTTGTAGTATCGAAGAGACTACAGCGGCGAGACGAAATTCCGCTGCCAGGACGATTGCTGCAAGAAGAATGTGGAAGTCATCTTTAGTCATGGCTCCCCTCCTCTTTCTCGTCGGCCCATATCAGCGTGGCGGTAGACCTTTGCTCGACTGCGTCCCAGATGTAGCGATAGACCGTGACCGAGCAAGCTCTGGTCGATTCTTCCAGGAATCTTCTGGCGGCGACGATGGCTGCGTCCTTGACGATATAACTCCTGACAGGCGTGTAGCCCGTCGCGCCGTCGCGGGTATAGCGGACCCAGACGGCGAATGTCACATATCTACTCGGGCGCATGGTTCCCCTCCTCTTTCTCTTCGGACCATATCACAGTGCAGGTAGAGCGGAGTTCGGCCCCGTTCCGGATGAAGCGATAGACCGACACCACGCAGGGCTCGGTCGATTCCTCCAGGAGTTTCTCAGCGGCGTCGATGGCCTCGTCTTTGCTGAGGATGTTCCGGCCTGCCCAGTGGCCCCATGTGTCTGAGGAGCGGGTTCTCACCCAGACTCCGAAGGTCACGTCTCTATTCGGGCACATGGCTCTTGCTCCTCTCTCAGTCGCCCCTCACGAATCCAGTAGAGGATTTTTTCGGCCGGTCCCTGCGGATCGACCAGCAGCACAGGGACGCAGCCAGACGGCAGCCGGTCAACCGCCGTTGCCCCGCCGAAGTCGAGATACATTGCAACGATCCGATCATAGGGCTGGACGACGCACTCTCGCCCGGCCGCGATCTGTCCATCGTTCGCGATCCACATGGCTCACACCCTCCCCGTTCCGTGGCACACATAGCACTCCTCCAACTGAGCCTCCTTGTTGTGCATCTCGCCGAGACCCTGGCACAGACGGCACCCGCGCACAATCTCCCTCGGCAAGGTCTCATCGGCGAGGTATATCTCCGCCCGACATACCACGTCCTTTGCGCTGGCTGCCGCCCCGAGGCGACGAGCATCTTCGAGAGACAGTCCGCCGTGATGCCATTCGCGTTCGCCGTTGTAGCTGAGGACGAGGAGGTATTGCGGCTCATCCGGTCGGTTCTTCGACATGGCTCTCCTCAATTGCTCGGTCGCTCGCCCAGTTAATCAGCGCGTTCGACAGCCAGACGGCCAGTTCTTCCTGGCTCTGGAATGACTGGCTCGCCACATCCACGATCGTGGCCAGCAGCCGGCTCGCAAAGCAGGCGTCGCCGGACCACAACCCCTCCCAACTTTGCGTCGGCTCCCAGTCCGTGACTCGCACGCGGAAGACTGAACCCTTCCTGACCCATGTCGGCCCGTGGTCGATCCACTCGGCCGCTGTGCATTCGATGGTTGGCACCACAATCGCCTTACCTGCCTCTTCCGTCGTCATGATGCTTTATCCTCATTCCTCGTCTGGCACTCATGCTTTCTGGCGGTCATCCCGTTGACGCGCTCGGCGGGAGGGACGTGGCGAGTCTCGCTCACGAACCCATCGAGCATGATCGTGTACTTGCCGCGCGGGTCTGTCACACCGTCGAGGTAGACGTTCTTTGCCACCCACGGCATCACGCCCCGCAAGACAAGCTGGCCGCAGTGTCGGCAGTTTTCGGCGATTGTCATGATGTCTTGCCGTCCTCCCTCAAAAACACATCCCGGAAGTGCAACCACCAGAAAATAAATCGCCGCCCTTGCGATCCAGCGTCACCATACGCAGCGGGATCGCTTTGCGGTGCAGGTAGACATGCGGGTCTACCTGGCGAATTCGCTCGTCTAGCAGGCACGCGGACTCCCACTCCTCTGCGGTCAGTTGGCCCCACTCCTCATCGCCCTGGTTGGGGCAGAAGTGGCACCGCGATCTGGCCGGCTCTGGCCAGCCGACACGCTCGACGGCGGCGAGGCAACCGGAGACGTGCATCGGACACACGTCGAGCAGGGGGTAGACCGGCTGAATCCACTGCTTGCGAGACGCGCGTCTACGGTGTCGTTCCTCCCACGAGATGCCCAGCCACACATCGACCCCGCGATCCTTCCAGCCGGGCTGTTCCGCAGCCCAGCGGTTTCCGACTTCGCGCTTCCATTCTCCGGAGCAATACTCGCCGAATTTCGAGACTCCCCCGCTCTGATTTGTGTACGCGGGTATCAGCAGAGTGTCGCCGTCCGCGCCGCCCCATAGGTCTTTCGTCGCGTACTTCGCTCGGTCGATGACCGAGAACGGAATACCCATCCGCTCCATCGCCGGACGGATGTAGGTATCGACGTAGGGCCAGACGGTTCCGATTTCCCCCTCAAGCCGGATCATGCACGCATGGTCCGGCTTGGGCAATCGCCCCTCGACGATTAGGGCCGCGATTCCTGCGGACTGCCGACCGCCACCGCACGACCATAGTTGCACACGGCTCATGTTGTCACCTCTCCCAGAATATCCGCGAGGACTTTCTCGATTGCATCGCAGGTCGGCCCCACCACGCCCAGGCCGGCGAGCAGCACGACCGTATCGCAGAGCAGCAAGTACATCACCGGCGCGGCCAAGATCAGCCGCATGTTAGCGGCTGGCTGGTCGCCAGGCGGCGGAATGTGAACGGTGTTCGCATTGCCGATCCTCGCGATTAGCACCTCTACGATGACATCGTCGTCGTCGTAGCCGTCCTTTGCTACGTCGTCGTAGTCATCGTCGTCGTAGTGGCCATCGTTGTCGTAGTCCTCGTTGTCGATCTCGTCCGCGACGATGTTGTCTCCGTCGATCCGCCACGGACCCGGCGTATGTTTCGATTCGCTCATCACTTCTCTCCCTTGCAAAACAGACACCCAGCCGATCCCACGCCACCACACGCCGGACACCCAGACGACGGCTCTCTCACCACGGACTGCGGGAACCGAATCTGCATCGCGTACCGCAACGCCCGCAGCCACATTTTGTACGGGTGGTACGCGCGGGGTCCGCCAGGCCAGGCCGCGTTGACGATCCGTCGGCACTCGGCCGGATCGGTGCCGGCGGGAATGGTCCGCATGACGCGGTCGATGATTGCCAGCGATTCGTCGTACCAGTGCGAGCGGCTCATGGTGTTGCTTTCCCTTCACTCGGACACTCGGGGCACTCCAGGTACGCCTCTTCCAGTTGGCTCGCCAGGACGATCAGGCGATTGAGCTGCTCCTGGCTTTCGATGGCTCGCTCACCATGCACCTTAATCAGCACCTTGATGATCTTCGAGAACAACGTAGAGTCCACGCCCATCACTTCACCTCCACCGCATGCAGACGCTCCCACAGATCGGGGCTGTGCGCATACAACCGATCCCACAAATCCAGAGCAGCAGTCGCGCACTCGATGATGGTTGCATCTCGCTCGGCGGTGCCGATGTAGACAGCGTTACGCGGCAACGGTAGTCCCGTTGCGTTGTGCCAGATGTAGGCGCAGGCAGAACGCTCGTTCGACGAGCTGATTTTGACAGTCATGCTTGAGAGATACAAGTCGCGGATAGGGTCAACGGCCAGCCACGCCGCCAGCCTGGCCCACACCGCGTTCTCGTTGCGCAGGCGATCGATCTCTTCGCCGGCGTGCGCCATCGCGGCCTGCCACGCGGGGAGTCCGACCGCATCGCCGACCGGGCACAGGGCTTCGACGATCTCCTTTAGGTCGGCGTTCTCGGCACGCAGCACCCTAACCTCGGCCACCAGCCGCTCCAGCACGGCAGCCCAGCCACGCCGCAGTAGCGAGTTACCGAGGGCCACTCGCTGCCCGGCTGGGCTGTCCTCCTGCCCACGCTCGACGGGGCCGTTCCTGTCGAGAAAAGACTGGAGCGTGTCGTCGGACAGTTCGGCAAGCAGCCGGTCCAGTTCTTCGGTCTTCATCGCATCAACCTCCTGTAGAGTTCCACGAAAGCCAGTGCTGCGCACTGCGGCACGACACTGTTGCCCAAAGCGCGAAGCCTATCTATTCGCAGGGGGTCACTGCCTCCCACGGTATGCCCATCAGCCAGCACACAAATCGCGGGTTCAGACGGAAGCGCAGGGGCAAGCCAGGGGTAGCGGGCGAGAACCAGCCGCCAGCCGGCATCATCCTCGGGGCCGGGTGGCCAGACAGGGAATCCGTCCCCGACTCCTCCGATTGGCTGGCCCACATCTGAGACCACTCCCGAAGGTTGCGGCACCCGCCCTTGGCTAAGGCTCTCGCTCTTGCTTCCTCGCTTCGATCGCAGGCGTTCGAGTCGAACGCCTGCGGAGTCGGCCACATATCCGCCGTCGGCGTCGCCCACAACTGCGTCTGAACCGCCAACGAAGGGCAAAAGCCGCTGCCGCCTTGCGCTTTGTGCTCCTCCCGCCTGGCCAGGAACGTCTCGGGAGTATCCCCGTCGTTGAACACGCCGGCGTCTGGTGTCGCCCACAACTGCGTCTGAACTGCCAACGGAAAGCCCATGCCGCCTTGCGCTTTGTGCTTCTCCCGCCTGGCCAGGAACGTCTCTGGCGTCTCCATGCAGAGAAACGACGTTGGTGTCGCCCACATCGTCGCCATCCCGCACGGAGTGAGCCAGCAAGAACCACCGCTCCCGCCTGTGCGTCGTGCCCACGTCGGATGCGCGGAACATGTCGTAGGTCCACCGATAGCCGAGGTCGGCCAATCCCCCGAGTACGGCTCCCATCGCTCCGCCTCGAACAGGGTCGCCGGAATCCGCACCACCCACCTTCCCTGGTGCCGTTCGCAGACCGGGGACGTTTTCGAGGAAGACCCACGCTGGCTGCACCTCGCCGATGATTCGCTGGATGTCGTCCCAGAGCCATCGGGAATCGGCGTCTCCCTGCCGCTTGCCGGCGGTACTGAACGGCTGGCATGGGAAGCCAGCAATGATTGTGTCCACGATCTCACGCCACGGGACGCCTGCGAACGTCGTGGCATCTGACCACACAGGGCAATCAGCCAGGGTGCCTTGCCGCATCTGTTCGACCAGACACGCGCCGCCGAACGCTTCCCCCTCCACCATGCAGACCGCGCGAGAATCCGGCACTGCCAGTCGTAATCCGTGGTCGAGCATTCCAATCCCAGAGCAGAGGGAGAGGACGTTGCGGGGCAAATGATGGACGGAACGTGTAGCCACATCGGTCACTCCTCAACATCGGCGATGCTCGCGATGTACTCGTTGATCTCTGCGATAGCCGCCCGCAACGCGAGCTGGATTTTCTTCCTCTTCGGCAACCGATCGGCAGATACTTCGTTCAGCGCGGCTAACGACTGCGTGTACGCCTCACCCCAGACGTAGCAGACGATCTGCTCCACACTCTCACCGCCAGTGCCGCCGTGCATCCGCTTCTGTAGTCGGCGCTTTCGGGTCCGCGTGTCCACTTCGGCAGTCATTCCGCCACCTCCCTGTATTTCTTCAGGTTGCGCACCTCGCCGCTTCGCCGCTTCGCCGAGGACTCCTCCGCGTCGTGGGTGACCCACGGCGGGGACGGCGAGAACAGAGGCAGACCTGCATCGGCCCGTGCCCGGAAATAATCGAGCCGCTCCTTGAGTTGCGGGATCTTTTCGATCTCGGCGCAGACGTGGCATATGCCGGAAGCCGCCCCGTCGCATGCGACGGACTCCATCCCGGAATTGAGCGGGTAATGGCACGCGAGGCACTTCTTCGACGCCCCCCGACGCTCGGCCATATTCTGCCTCCGGGAAGGCTCCAGGGTCCGCCCGAGCATGTCCAGCAGCCGCCGGCAGTCGATGCCGTCGCCGGGGGCGGCTCGCCCCCACGAGAACGCCCCGCCGGTGCCGTGCTTCGGCCGGCGGACCACGCCGACCCGGACCAGTGCCCACATAGCGCGGACCATCGTCCGGCCGCCAGAGATCCCGATGATGGTCGCGACACCCCTGGCGCTGAGTGGCGTCCCCCCATCGACCCACGCCGCCAGCCACGCGCGGGCCGAATTCCGCACCGAACTGGCCTCGCCAAGAATCCCGACATACGCCGCTTCCGTCGCGTCCATCACGTCCATCACGTCCATCACAGTTGCCCCTCGCGAAAAATAATGCCCCCACCGAGGCCCAACCGTTGGCCATTTGAGGGGAGGCGTAACCCCTCTGCCTCCGTCCCCTCGGCGGGGGCAAGCCGCATCAAGTCCCGAACGCCGCTGCCGCCCGCACCAGCAGATGGATCAATTCCCCCGAGCCGAGTTGCTGGGGGGTCAGCCGCAGCAAGTGCCAGCCCCGCAGGGCCAGCTCGTTGTACTTTTCCATGTCCCGCATGAACCCGCTGCCGCGAGTGTGCCGCCCGCCCGTCCAGACGCCGCCCTCGCACTCCACCGCGATCAGCTGCGCTGGCCAGGCGAAGTCAACCCGCCACAGGCGAGGACGGGCAAAGACGTACTCAGGCTCCGGAGCGGGCAGCCCGGCCTCGCATGCCGCTATCATGACCGCGACCGGGATAGCTTTTGCAGCCTTCCGTTTCGCCATCACGTCGCCTCCACGGTGCCGTAGAGTTCAGCCCACTTCGCCAGCGCGTAAAAGATCATCTCATCCACCGTCGCGGGCTTCTCTTCGGTGCCCGCAGCGTAGTCGTGGGTGCATTCGAGCCACGGTTCCGGATGCACCCAAAGCCGAAGCGTCCGGTCGTTCAATTGGTTATCGAACAGGCCAACGACATTGTCCTGGATCACGAATAACCTCGTCCCATTGCCCGCCTCCACCCACGCTTCCAGCAGTTGCGTCGGGGTCTTCGGCTTCAGCGCCCGCTTCGTCAGCAGTTCGCTTTGGGCCGCGATCCGGCCCGCCATTCCCACGATCATTCGTCGGAGCGAGACGTTCTCTTCGCGGAGTGCGTCTCGCTCCGAATCGATCCCTTCCATGCAGAGAATCGCCTGATTGATGGCGTCGTTTTCGCTCATTTCTCTTCCCCCTTGATGTCCAGCAACACCTTGAGCCGTTTGAGGAACCCCTTAACTTCGCTCTTCATACCCCCGCCCTGGGCGATCCTGGCGAGGTAATAGGCCCAACACTTCGGCGGCTCGACGATCTCGACGCATGGCTTGCCAAGTGGTGTCCGTTGCAGCACCAGCGGACCTTGCGTCGGCAGTCTCCCGGCCCCGGCTTCGCCGACGAACCATGCTCCCAGTGCGTCGTATTCCTCGTCGTCGAATAACTCGCACGCGGGCGTCCGGCCCGCGAACAGTCGGGCACACGCACTTGCTCCCGGCTGGTCCCGGATCATCTCAGCTATCTCCGCGTGCCAGCAACCCACCGCGAACCGCAGATCATCCGTCAAGCCGGCCGACTTCCTCACTATCAGACATCCGCCGTCGACGGACACCTCGCATCCGGCCAGAAGCAACTCGCCGTAGGTCGTCGCCGCGCTCACGGTGCCCCCTCTTCCGCCAGACGCACCATGCTGTCGCCCCCCGAGATCATCCCGAGTAGCAGTTGCCAGCATTCACTCCGGGTCGATGCTCCGCACACGGCTTTCCAGGTTCTGCTGCCCCTGGACTTGTACCATCCGACGAAAGGCATTTGCTACTCCTTGAGTCCGCTATTCGGTATTACCTTTTCTCGGAAGGCGTCTTTTTTTGCTCTGGGATAAATTCCCGGGCACCTAGGAGGGCGAGCATTTTATCCCAGAGCAGTTTTTACGTTTCTAGCCTACGTTTCTAGGTTTTTGCTTGGGATAAATTCGTTTGAAAAAAACGAGTTCTTCCCACGGGGCGTTTCGGTATTACCTTTTTTGTTCACTCCTCGAAAAGCACCGCTTTTGCCGGCTTCGTTTCGCCCGGAGTAAGGAGCCACTTCTGGCCGTTTCTGCTCTCGTCCTCGATCCCCATTTCGGCCCTGGCGTTGGTGAGAGTCCGCCTGTCGATCCCGATTTTCTCCGCCGCTGCCGTTGTTTCCGCAAGAGACTTGTCGCCACCGGAAAGCCAGCCGGTCAGCCAGGCAGTCGCGACGTTGATCGCCGTGGCTGGCCGGCCACGGGACCGCCCTGCGGTGCCCGGCTCCGCGTCCGGTGACACGGGAGGGGCATCGTCGTAGTCGCACCCATCGCTGTGCATCGTGACGCCCAGGGCCGGCGGTTTGATCGCGTTGGACTTCGATACCCAGATCCTGCGGCGGTTCGGCTGCCCCTCCGGGTCCGGCTCCGTCATGGTGATGACCTGACGTGCCTTCTCCACGATCCGCCGGCCCAGCACACCACCGTTTGCGTTCAGGTGCGTCAGGCAGATGATCGCGCAATCGAATTCGATTGCCAGCTTGCGGAGAGGCCGCGTCAGCGCCTCGGCCTCCTCCTGCGAGTGCATCTTCAGGCTGGTGGCCGAGCCGAGCGTGTCCACCACAAAAAACGTCGGCTTGACAATCTGCATGTAGTGACTCAGGCGTCCCAGTTGGCCATCGAGTTGCGTCCCCGCGAACGGGTCCGCTTTGAGGGCCGGCAGGTAAAACGCGGAGTCGAGTCCCCACGCCTCGACCATCGTGGCGGCCTCGGCGTGGTTGTCGTCGGCGAGCATCCAGAGCCATCGGCTGTCGCGGCCGATGGTGGCCGGGTGGAAGTCTGGCCAGTCCAGCCCCAGGCACACCCGGCGCATCAGGTCCATCGCGAACCGGGTCTTGCCGACGCCTCCGTTGGCTGCGACGATGGTGAGGACGCCTCGGGCGATCCAGTTGGGCCAGATCCATTTGACCGACGCTCCTGCCGCCTTCAAGTCGGCCAGGCGGGCAACCCCGTGGATGTCGTCGGGTAGCAGTTCTTCGTCGTCGTCCTCTTCCTCCGTGCGTGCGGCGACCGGCAGCGTCTTCTCTGGGATCGGCTCGTTCAGCAGGTAGCCGCGCGACTTGTCGGATGGCGCTTTGCCAGCCTGTTCGATCTTGCGGCGCAAGTCCTTCTCGCTCCAGGGCGGGACGCACGTCGCGTTCCACCCCTGGATTGCTTCCAGTGCCTGCCCGTCGTCAAGGGCGAATCCTTGCACCAGCACGCAGGCCACGCGGAAAGTGGTGTCGTGCCCGCGCTGGCCGGCGACGGCCGGCTCTGCTTTCCCGAGGTACAATTTTGCCCGCTCCAGGGCCGACTGGACGGCCGGGCGATCCGGTGTCCGTTCCTGCGCGTCGCGCAAGGCGAACCGTTCGATGGCGATTGCCAGGGCGGCAGTGTTCGCCGCCGCATCGGCTCGCGGGTCTTCGGGCATCTCCAGAACGCCGCCGATGCGATGCGGTCGCTCGGGCGTGTCCTTGCCCTTGCGGGCTTTCGTGCCCCAGACCCGGCAGATCCTGGAGGCGTTGAAGCAGGGCGTGTCGATCTTCACGTCGGCATTGCCGACGTACTTGTTCAGGGCGATTAACAGCGAACGTACCGCCTCGCGAGAGGCTTCGTCGTTGGGCATCGTGACCGGGTAGAGCAGGTGGTAGCCGTTGCCGCTGTCGGCAATGACCGGCCGGCCGAACCCTAGAGCCGACAGTCCATTGACTACGTCGATGGCGATCTCATACGATAACGCCTTCTCTTCGTCGTCCGAACTGATTTCGGCCTGACGTAGCGGGTCGATGTCGAGCAGCACCCAATCGCGTTGGGAGATGTGCGCGTCACTGGCCGCACGTCCCTGGTCGTGGTCCTCGGTCACTGGGTTGATCGTCCAGTAGACACCCTTGAATCCTTTGCCTTCCATCTTGATCGCTTCGCGGGCCATCGCTTCCGCGTCTTCCGGCAACCGGAAGAATGCGGAACGCGCGGACCCATGAGCCGAGAGACTGCGCAGTTCGGTGAGACGCGGCCCGTCCGCGGACAGGGCCGTCAGCCATGCGACTATAGACGTAACACGATCATCTGCCCGCATGGCGGACGCTCCTTTCATGATGTCAGAACAGAATCTCTTCTTCATCATCCGGTGCCGGCTCCGGAGGCACGTTGGTCGTCCTGGCTGGTTGACGTTGCGATCCGGGCGTTGCCGGCTTGCCTGGCGCGACCTTCGACTTGCCGAGACCCCAGTTGATGTAGAGCTTGTGGAACGTTTTCTTGTCGCCCTTCTGGGTCGTTTTTTTGCCCTTGAACCGGATTCCGACCATCGCGCGGGCTTCGAGCAGCTTCATCAGTTCGGATGAAAACCTCCCCCTCCACTCGGCGGCCTCGAAGCCGAGAGTAGCCAGATCGCAGCCGAGAATGTTGACGGCAATCTGGTTGTTCAGCCAGTACGTATGCTCGATTGTGTCGCCGACCAGGCTCGCGTCTGCCGCCGCGATGATCTTCAGCCCGACGCGGACGACAACCTGGTTGTCAGTGCCGACCTTGTCGCTTGCCGCATAAACGATCTCGAACGTGTACGATCCGTCGGCAAGCGACTCGACATCCGGGGGGCGGTTGCCACCGCCCTCCGTCGTCGTGTAGTCCTTGTCGTATCCCCTGAGTTCCTTGCTGATGTCTGTCACGTTCGCTCCTTTTTCTGCTTCACCTTCTTCAGCCCCTCGATGGTCCGCGAGGCCTGCTCCTGCGTCAGTTCCCGCGTGACCCTAACCCTGAATTGCTTCATCAGATTCCGGGCAAGGACTTCGTCGGTCCAGCCGATGCGGAGGATTTCCGCATCGATTTCGTCGATCTGGTCGCCCGTCGCGTACCCTACCGCGCTGGCAGCCTGTTCGTCCATCGCCGGCTCGGATTCGCCGGCGGCGGCCCGCGTCTCGGCCTGGTGGTCGTCCTGCACTTGGTCGTCCGTGTCCTGCTGCGTCGGCGGTTGCAGGACGACCTCGACGCTCTCACCGGCGAGCCAGCGGACCACGGGCAGCAGGAACGCGGCACCGGGCAAGGGGAACTGTTCCCCCATCGGCACGGCGCGACAGCGGCTCTTGTTGACGGTCAGGTTGTGCTCGATATCCAGCGAGACGTAGATGTCGAACTCGTACTCCATCCCGTCCCGCTGGATCGGGGCCAGTCCGACCTTGCGGGGGGCCATTTTGCCGTAGCGGTTCGGCTCGACGACGTACTCGGTCTTCGTCCTCATCGTGGCAATGACGTGGATGGGCGAATTGATGATCGCCTCGACGAGACGCCGCTGCTTTGGCGTCACGTCGCGCCACGCGCTGAAGCTGTTGCCCTTTGGGTCGGCGGACGCCTTGCGGTCCACCTGATCGAGTGCCCCGTCAACGCCGATCCATGCGTGAGACAGGCTGTCGATGATGACCGCGTCATAACCGGCTTCGGCGGCTTCTCTGAGGCAGACCGAGTATTCGTCGGGATCGTGCGTCTCAGGAGTCAGCACGTCGAAGTCGAACGGAACCCCGTCGGGAGATTCGCCGGCGTACAGCTCGCTCGACCTGTGTTCGGTGTCGATGACGAGAACGCGGCTCCCCAGTGCAAAGGCGAACCGCAGGGCCGTCATGGTTTTGCCGGACCCGGACGGGCCGTCGATGGCCATGCGCAAGGCTCTTGCCTTGCGCTCGGCCTTCCGAATTCGGGAGGGTGGCTGTTGTTGTCCCACGATGACACGTTCCTTGTAGATGTTTTGAATCACTATTCCACAAAACGATTCCCGACTACAACTCGACCACTGAGGCGAGGGCAAATACCGTCACCACCGCCCGGCCGATCAGCACGAAGATTGCCCCGTTGGCCTCGTCGATGCGGTAGTCGCGTGGCGTCCCGTTCCAGGCCGTATTACGGGGCTTCCCCGGCCGGACGTACCTCCTCGACGCTCGCACCATCCAGGGCGGTGCCGGTCTCGACCGTCGCAGCGATCCGAGACACGCCTGCCGGTCGCCGCCGACCCGCTGGAAAAACCGATCGACCGCGTGCGTGGTCAGGTAAGCCTTTCCGTCGTCCATTGCTTTACCCTCCAGCGACGCCCCAATCCAGGACGTTTGCCAGCGCGAACGTCATCCGCAAGGCGCTGTTCAAGTCGATTACATCCATCATCCACTGCGGCGATGGATGCCACTCGGTCGCGCCGAACCAGATTTTCAGCGGCATGATTCGCCGCATCGCGATCTCGCCGCGATGGTTGAGGTACTGGACATGCACATCAGCGTCTGGCTTCGCCCCTGGATTTCTTTCGGGCTGCCCCCTGTGAATCTCCAGGTCTTGCGGCGCTTCGACCCCGATCCGAATCTGCCCCCGTTCGATGTCAACGACGGTGATGACGATGTCCTTGCCGATGTAGATTTTCTCGGTCACCTTGCGAGTCAGTACCAGCATGTCATACCTCCTGATTGCTATTAACCGCCGCCACCAACCGCTCAATGTCATACGGACGTTGCAGGACCAGCCCGAACCATTCCGCCAGCCCCTCGGGCGGCTCCATCCCATCCGGCACGATCCCCACTCGCAGAGGCGTCTCCTTGCACCTGCTCGCGATCAGCGTGCCGGATGGGATGCCGATGCACAGATCGACGATCAGAACGTCCGGGGCAATCTGGCATAAAATTCCGGCCTCGAACTCGTTATCGGCGTGCCCGAATTCGTGGCTCGCCGACCGCACAACCCGCTGGCGCTCGTTCGGCGGAAGGCAGACCGTGACGACGTATGGGACTGCTGCAAGCGGCATCATGTCCAGTGGAAAGTTGTTCTCCTTCAGGAACCTGACGAATTGCTCCGTCGGAATGCGGCGGTCGTTTCCTCCGGGGATGCGGTAGCCCTTCAGCCGTCCATCGTCCACCCACTTGCACACCGTCCTGGGCGTCACCATGCAAATTTTCGCAACCTGCCCGGTGGTGTAGACTCGCTTTCTGGCCATCGTTGTCACTCCTTGATTTCGTCCGTCGAGACCACTGTCAGGGACAGCAGCAGTCCCTCCGCTTCTCGAACGAAAATCCGCCCGGCCTCAAGCGAGTCAACGGCCATGCTCCGCATCGCGGACGGAGACAGCACCCGTCCGCCCAAAACCATCGCCCGCGCGACCGCGTCCGTGTAAATCTCCCGCCCCACATCGATCACGACCGCCGCATTGATGCCGAACGAATCCGCCATTGATGGTCCCCTTTGGTTTGGTCAGCTTGTCGCCGTGGCATCATCCACGGAGTCGGGTTCCGGGGTAGCCGACATCTGCTCACCGTTGCTCGGCGACACGGCCTTCTGTAGCTCTGCCAGGAACTCCAGCCGGGCGGCTGCGTTCATCGACCGTACCATGCGTCTGATGCGAGTCGTTGCCGCCCTCCCTGGGAGGTCGATCCGGTTCAGTTCGGCGTCCAGGGCGGATCTCAGGACGCCGTGGTTGTCGAACCAAATCCCGCGCCGAATGGAAGCATTAAGCATCCGCATCAACTGCTCCATGAGAATCACCGTGGCTGCTGTCATCTCTTCGTGGCCAGCTTTGTTCATCGCTCGCTCCTTGGTCACTTCGCCGCTTCGGTTGCACGATCAACTCTTTTTTCGGCGGACCAGTTCCACCAACTGGTCCATCGAAAACGTCGCCCACATTTCGCTTTGCGTGATCCGCACGCCCAACTTGTCCTCGGTCTCGTAATGGATCTGAGCGAGGGCGAGGGAGTCCACCCCGATCTCGCCCCATGTCGCGTGCGGATCGTTGCTGACCACCGTGTGGTGCCCGACAATGGTCCGCACCTGCATCTCGATATCGTCCATCACGGCCTCCCGTCGATGGCCAGTTGCTCGCGCCGGCTCATCAGCGCGAGGACGGCGCTCTCCACCGTCAACGCCCGGTCAACGACTCTCCTGATGTGGACGGCGGCGAGGTCGAGATTGCCCTCGTCGAATGCGGCCTGGACCGCCCGGCATTCGGCCGCAATCAGCGCGTTGTGGAGCAACAGGTTCCCTGGGATCTTCACGATGCACCCCCATTCACCAGCGACCCGAGTTGCGTCTGGCTGTCGCCAGGCCATTGCATACCTTCGTTGATCCACCGGACGAATTCGTGATCGCCGATAAAGACGCAAAGGATTTTCCCACGACTATTTGCGACCGCCCGCATCGCGAACGCGATGATCCCTGAATCGCTCGTCATGTGAGCGCCGGTCAGGACCATGACGGAATGAATTGGGGCCAGCATCAGATCCAGCATGGCCTTGACTAGCTTCTCGTCCGCGCTGCCGGTCACGTCCTGGTTCTGCAGCTCGATCCCGAGCGGGACGTTCCACGAATTAGGCCGGATCACGAACGGCAATTCCAGGTCGCGGCCGTACTCGCACTTGCCGACAAGAACGTTCGTCCCGTAGCAGCCTCGCCCGTGAAACGTCGCCTGATCATTCGTGATGCTCGCGAGCGTGTTCGCTCTGGTGAACAGCAGCCCGACTTCCTGGAACAGTCCATTCAGCATCGCTCTGATGGCGATGCCGCTCCTCATCGCCATGCCGCCCTGGCTTGGCTTCGCCTCGCCCGGCACGTTCTCGAAACCGTTCATGGTGCCTCCTCCGTCCTGGTGAATAAATCCCGCTCCACCTCGTTTCCGAAGACGGCCCAGCCGTCCACGGCTCTGCGTCCGAAAAGCTCCAGGTACGGGCCGGGGCTGGCCCGCTCGACCAGGTGCCGTACCCGCTCGGGCTTGGCGCTGTGCTGGCCTCGATCCTCCTCCATCCACGACCGCAGCGAGTGATCTGCGAAAGGGCAGGAGCCGCGCACGCCCAGCAGCAGGAACTCGTGGCTCACCCGCCAGTAGTTGCCCATGCCGATCTGCGGCTTCGCCCAGATGAACATGGATCGAAACTCGAAACCCCACGCAGCCATAATCCGGGGGCAGTCGAACAGGAAGGCGTTCGTAGTCCACAGGTGCAGGTGTGCGTCATCGGCAACCAGTTTCGCAATCGGCATCGCGGCGATCTCGTCAACGCTTAGACCAACGTAGTGATCGCTGGTTGCTCCCCTTGTCCGCTGGTTGTCGTAGACCCACGGCGGGTCGGCGTATACGGTCCCGAACTTCCTCTCGTCGGCGATCAGGCCGTCAAGCGACACCAGACATTCAGCCCCGGCCGCACGCTCCCGGATGTCATTCCGCTTCTCCTGCTTGACCACGGACTTTGCCAGCCGCAACGCCCCCGCCGTGGTCAACTGCTCCCCCGATTCGCGAACCTCGCGAATGTGAGCCTCGAAGGCTTCGGCTGGTAGGGAAGCGAGCTTTTGCCACTGTGCGGACTGGTCGCGAGTGACTTCGACTTCCGAGAGTCTTAAACCTGTCGTTGCCAACGACAGGTTTCCTGATGGCCGTCCGCCCTTGTGAATCTCGCCGTTGTCTTGCATCTCAGCAATTAACACCCCGATCCGCCGTTCCGCCCTCAACTTCATCTCCGCAGCTTCGTTGCACGCCTCCACGGCCTCGCCGCTCACCTGGCGATAGTGGCGGATGGCCTCGGCCTGGTCGCGGAACTCCAGCACGTCCTCAATGTTCTTTGCCTCGATGATCCACTGGCGGGCTTGCGAGAGTGTCGCAAGCTGCCGTTCGTGCAAGACACTCATGACATCTCCTCGAACTGAGGTACTCCCCCCGTCACCGGGGCAAGCTCGCCCTCGGCGATGCACCGACGGATTGCGTCGATGTGTTTGCACGTCCGGCCCGTGCCACGGAGCCGGATTGTGTAGTGCGGGCAGGTGCATCGCCCGCCAGGCTGCGGGGTTACCTCGTATACCTCGCCCTCGCGAACCGGCGAGAGGAGCAGGTAGCCGTAGAGGCTACCGTCCCGCTCGTCGATTGCCTGCTCCACCCCGTACTCGGCCCCGCCGATGTTGACGTAGCCGTAAACCTGAGCCATGGTCTTTCTCCCCTTGTTAGCGGCGAGGCCGCTTGTTCTCGACCGCGAAAAGAACCGCGTCGATGGCCTTGATGACGGCCACCACCGTGACGTATCCGGTCAGCGAGCCGGCCGCCGCAAGGGCGAAAAGCCAGCCCGGGTCGATCTGGTAGGCCAGCCCGAAGGACACCGCCCCCCCCGCACACCCAGCCGGGATGCCCCCCAGCATTGCAATGCTGACCCATTCAATATTGTCGTTGATGAACTTGCTCATAACTCTCACCAGTCCTGATTGAATCCCAGATCCTTGAGAGCCGAAACCAATTCGGCCCACTTTGCCCGTGCCGCCTCGATGCGGCCGAACTCGAATCGCTCGCTGGCCAGCCCAGGACACCCGACGAAGCTGACAACGTGCGAGCCGTATCGAGTGGTCGAATAGATCACCTCGACTTCGACCTCACACCTTGTCCAGATCTTCGCGACTGTCATGACTGACCTCACCTTTGCGACTCGTTTCACCTTGCACTATCACTATACCACAGTGTATGGTATAGTCAAGTAGAATCCTAGATAATCGTCGATTGTCATTCGTCTGCAAGGACTACGGGTATAGAATGGAATGTCAAGTTGCCCGTCATACGAGAGGCTTCAAATGGCGATTGTAAAGAAGCGGTTTCCTTCGCGGGACCGCGTAAAGTATCTTGGGGTTCCGGTCGCCTTCCATGAGGCTCTGGAGCGGTACGCTGATGCGCACTCCACGGAATTCGATCGCAAGTCCGTCTCGTGGGCGGCTCGGGTTCTGTTCGGCCCAATTTTGCGCGAACTCGATCTCCTCGACGTGCCCATCGAGCAAGAGGAGTGATTGCACATCTTAAACGCGGCCGGGCCGATCACCCCTTGCGAGATGACCGGCCCGGAGATTCCATCGCGTCAAGGCATCAGCTTCAGCGCTCGCAGCGCCTCGATGGCGCGGGCGTGATACCATGTGTGGACTGCGGCCAGCGCTGCAGCCTGAATCTGGCGAGCGTTTTCCTGGGCAACGTCGAAGATGTCCCGGAGGCGTAGCCATCCCCGGTATGCGATCAGATCGGGGATGTCCTTTGCGCAGGCGGGGTCTGTCACCACCACGGGGATGACATCGTGTTTGCGCCACCAGTCCGCCCACAGTTTGGGCCACCGCTCCTGCTGCGTCTCGCCATCGTCATGCGAGACGACGGTATCCACGGGGCATGGCACCGAGAAATACGCCGCATACGCGACCGTCATGGGCACGCCGTCCCGCTTCATCGCCTGCTCGGCGATGTCCATCGGGTCGATCCGCGTGCCAGGGGACATGTTGATCTCGATGCCGAGCGCGAAGACTCGGCTGCCCTGCATATCCGTATCCATTGTCTCATCTCCTTCTGGCCCGGCCGCGTGGCCGGGCGAACTCGTGATCGATCAGACTGCCACATATTCGCTCTGCGACTTTGCCCAGCGGATCAGATCCGACATCGTCGCGATGTCTGCGATCTCCAGGATGCGAGGCACAGACTCGCCCGCCACCATGAGGAAATTCTTTGCCCCGGTGGACTCCGTCCACCAGATCGCGCGGCCGACGCGATCCGCCGTAACGCACTCCAGGTACTTCCTGGGGAGTTCGCGGTACTCCGCGAACGTCCACCGCCTCACCCCGTCCTCGCCCTGCCACTTTGACACTCCCGCGATTCCCTCGGGTGCCCCCAGCGGAGGCGGCCCGAAGACCGTGTATCCGCCATGTCCGAGGTAAGCCAGGCGAAGGGCTAGATCCAGGTCCCTATGCCTCCACTTTGTCTCGAACGCTCCCGAGACGGCCGCGCAGTGAATGGCGTGGCCCTTGTTAACTGGCCCCCCGCAGCACTTGTGGTTGCTGGGGTACTCCTCGAACCGGAGACCCCCCTCCACCACGATCATTGGCTCTGGGATTAATCTCATTGTCTCATCTCCTTCTGGCCCGGCCGCGTGGCCGGGCAACATGGGAATCGAATCAACCGATCGGCACCCGCGCCTCGGTCGCGGATCAGGTGCCAGGCGTTGGCGTCAGGCGGGAGAGTGCGCGGAGCAGTTGCTCCGCGACCGGGGGCCGATTCAGCGCCTCCACAGCGGAGGCGATCCTCCGGTGAATCCGCAGCGTCCCGGATAGTTCCGGGTCCATGTCGGCCCGGCCTGCTGCGGCAAGCTCGCCGGCAAGCTCGCCGGCAAGACCGAGGAACAGGTCGATGCGGCCGGCGAAGTCCGCCTCCGCCCGGTCCAGTCCGGGGTCCGGAGGCAAGGGCCGGCCGGTGAGCTTGCCAACCGCCCAGCGGACGAGCAGGGCGTCGTCCAACTGGGCGAAGCTGTCCCAGGCGAGGCCGAACCGCTCACCTTCCGGCTCGTCATCGTCCTCGACGAGCCAGCCGAACCGCCTCCGCCAGTGGGCGAGATCGAACGCCGCGGCCCCGACCAGATCCAGAATCCGCTCGCGGTCAGCCTGGACCCACAGGTCCAGCAGTCGGGCGGATTCAGTGACCCAAGGAATCTCGATGGGGTCCGGGGCCAGTCGTTCCAGGCCGGCCCACAAGGCCAGCAGCTCGCTGGCGAGCTGCTGAGTCGGGTAGAGTTCCCAGATCGAAAGCGGACCCGTGATTCGGCCGGCGACCATCTGGCGAGGCGTCAGCGGCCGCACGTCCACACTGTGGACGTGCAAGGGTTTGTCGGTCATAGACCCTCCTTTTCTGCCTGCGTCCCCGGAGGGGGGACGCGGTGGAATGTGACGTAGCACCCTGTCGGCAGTCCTGGGATCATGGCGATGAGGGCGCGGAACGCCTCCGCCTCCCGATCCTCTGGCCCTTCCCGCTCCCGCTCCCCCCTGGTGGAGAGACATCGCAGGAGTCTCCCTTCGTGACAGAGCCAGAGATAGTAATCTCGTGGCACCGGTGGCGCGGGCGGCGGCACGGGCACGAGGCCCTTGCCGTCGCAGTTGTTGCAGTCCCCGTACTCGTTGTAGCCGGGCGCGAAGCCCGTGCCGCCGCACAGCGGGCATTCCTTTTCCGTCGTCGAAATCGTAACCATCTCATCTCCTTCGCGCCCGGAATATCCGGGCGGAAACCGTGTCCTCGTCGTCCTTTTCCGCGCGGGCGGGGGAACTGATCCGCCCGCTGCCCTGGCAAGATGGGCATTCCGTTTCGCGGCGTCCGCCGCCGTGCGGGTCGCCGCACCACAGGCCACCACACACGTCGCAGCCGCAGAGACAAAGCCAGGAGCCGATCCGTCCAACTCCCTGGCACCCGCCGCATTCGTTCACGGGGTGTGCCCTCCATCCCGGAGAACGTACACGTGACGGCCGACGCCTCCCCGCACCCAGGCGTCAGCCTCCGCCTCCGAGTGGAGAAGCTGCACCTCGTAGGGCATCGCCGAGCCGTCGCTGGCCATGCCCACCCAGTGGGGTCCGGTGGTCGGGACGGTGCCGGCCACCAGCCTGGTCACCGCCCGTACCTGTCCGTTTTCCCTGATGGCGGTTGCCCCTGTGTCCGGGGCGAAGACAATGCCCAGGTCCGGGTGCTTGGACGCAGACATGGCGTCCAGGCACATCGACGACACGATGGCGATCGCGCCATCGGGGATGAGTGGCATCGCCACCCGCCCGTAGGTACGGCGGACAACGGGCACCCCACCGATGACATCGCCCGTCGGCGTCTCGACGGCGGTTACCAGGGCGACATGCCCAGACGGGGGGTAGGTCACCTCGGTGCCGTCGGCGTGCCGCAGCGTGATCGCGTGCGGCGTGAGATTCAGGATGTTCATGGTCCGCTCCTCTTTGTTGGCTCCACCTGGGAAACGCATCTCAGGTGGGGCCAGTGACAAGAATTTCGTTCACAATCCCGCCGCCGGCATCGAGCCGGCTCGCATCCACTGCGGCGGGTGGCTGGTCAGCCAGCCACTCGGCTGGGGTCTATCGGAATGCGGATGGTCAGCATCCTGCGACTGAGGCCGGCCCCGGTCGGCAAAATGGAGGCATGCCACCCGGCAAACCGCAGCGCCTCGATGATTTGATTTCGTGCAAAGGGCCGCCCCCATACCATGTCCAGCAGCATCGGGGCTGCGCCCCATGTATGCGGCCAGTCGTTACCCTCACCCGCGTGCCGCACCCACGAAGCAGGGGGCGGCGTGCGGGTGCCGACGCTGACGCCGTCAGCGACGAGGTGGCGATACTCCATCTCCTGGCCGGGGATGGTGGCAGCCACCGACGGGTCGATCGAGAATTCGATCAGGAGCGAAAGTGAAGTCGCTCCTGGCCCGAGTGTGACGTGATTCGCCGCCGCGTGTTCTGCGGCGCGTAGGATGATCGCGATCTCAGAATCGAAACTCGTCATGGTCGTCTCTCCTGTTCGTCTCGTGTTCGTCACAATCCCGCCCCCGGAGTCGAACCGGGGAAGCCGCCTATCGGCCGGGGTGGATATCAGCACTGGCCGCACTGGCCATCATCGTCGAGCGGTGCGGTGCATCCGCATTCCCAGCATCGACCTTCCTCGCCGCGACTGCGACGGCGGGGATTACTTGCGGTCGGTGCGGCCGTAGCCGAGGCCACACCGCCGACCGTGTCCGCCATCACCCAGAACTCTTTGCTCCCGTCGAGGAAGCTCAGCTTGGCCTTGCGGCCGAACTTCGTTTGACCGAGGAACAACAGGCGGTACGTCTTGCCCTTGTAGGTGCAGGTCTTGGCGTTCGTGGTCGTGGTCGGCATGGTCGTCTCTCCGGTTTGCGTGTGTCGTTCTTCCTTACACCTTTAATATACGTCGCATGACATTGGATGTCAATGTCATTCGACGGATTATTTAGGAAAGCTTTCTTCGGCGGATTTCCTGGTCCACGGCGAGCATCGCATCGGTCGGAACCCCCCGACGGTCGGCGAGCCACTGATCCACAGTCGTCTTGCGCACGCCGCAAATTGCGGCGAGGGTAGCTCGGTCGTACTCGAGTAGGGCCATCGCGGCCCGAAGCCCTGCGATGTCCTCGGTTGGTTCTCCATCGACGATAAAGACCGGCCGGCCAGCAATGCTGGCCGGGTGGTCTACGGTTGCTTCGATCTTCGGCATGATTGCTTTCTCCGATTGTCGGGCGACGACTAGATTGTACGTCGCCCGACGAACGCTGGCAAGGTAGATCACCGACCGCCCTTCTCATCCTCCGAGTTGCGGGTGGACTCGATCCGCCCGTCCATCATGGCGTCCCACGCACCCCTTGCGCGGGTCACCACGGCAT